CCTATTGCTCGAGCAATCGCGAAGGCGAAAGCAATCCACAAAAACATTAAGAATCGTGCTGGTAGTAAGATGATTATCATCACTGCTCGCTCAGATTTCGATGATCGTGAAACCTTCCTAGATACGTTCCGTCAGCAGGGAATTGACATTGATGATGTGCACGTTCATCGTTCGGGTAATCTCGATGCTCCCAACTCTGCTGCTGGTAAGAAAATCGTTATCAAACAGTATCTCGAAACGGGTAAATACGCTCGTGTCCGTCTGTTCGATGACGCTATCTCAAATCTAGATATGCTACTGGGTTTAAAGACTGAATATCCTGATATTGATTTTGAAGCATACCTTGCACACCATGATGGAACGATGACAAGATATCGTAAATAAGGGCTTGACTTTTGTCATGTTCTAGGGTAGAATGGAATAATAGAAGGAGAAAGTTATGATTAAGACAGTTGTTGTAAGTTTAGTTGCTCTGAGTGTTGCCTTTGTTCCTGTTGCTGCTGAAGCACGCAACCGCGATGGATATGGATGGGAACAGCGCAAGGAACGACGCGAAAAACGTTCACGCATTAGCACAGGCGAGGCAATCGCTATCGGCGTAGGTGCATTCATTCTTGGTGCCGCGACAAACAGCAATCGTCGCAACGATCGTGCAACCGATCGTGAAGTCTATGACCGCGAATATGACTATCACTATCGTCGTCCACCAGAACCTACTTGTTACGAGAAATTTGAACCGCTATATGATTCTTACGGTCGTTTCGTGCGATACGCAAGGGTCACTGCCTGTTATTAATTTACAAAAATCTCAAAATAAGTGTTGACTTTTATCTCATTTTGGGGTAGAATGGAATATAAATTGATGATGAGGTTTTGTGATGTCCGTTTCTAACTCTGAAAAGTCCATTCTCGCTAAGTTGCTTGCTTCCGAGAATATCCGCATTGAGCACCAGAAGGTTGCAACCGCAGCGTTCAACCTTCAAGACCGTGCGTTGATCCTTCCTATCTGGAAGGAAATGTCTGCTGACCTCTATGACCTGCTTATCGGTCACGAAATCGGTCATGCTCTCTACACTCCTGCTGCGGGATGGCACGATGCCATCACTGACGGTGGTAACGGTATCAAGTCGTTCCTAAACATTCTCGAAGATGCTCGTATTGAGCGTAAGGTTAAGGACAAGTATCCTGGAATTCGCAAGAACTTCTACGCTGGTTACAAGGAACTCTTTGAGCGTAACTTCTTCGGCGTAGAGGGTCGCGACCTCGATACACTTCGCTTCATCGACCGTGTCAACCTTTATTACAAGGTTGGTGCTTTCCTGAACATTCAGTTCTCGGAAGATGAGAAGGCAATCCTGCGCCGCATCGACGTTCTAGAAACTTGGGAAGAAGTTTCGGCGTTGGCAACCGAACTCTACGGTCTCGCTAAGACTGAACAGACTCCCGAAGAAACTGCCTTTGATGAGTTGATGGATCAACTCGGTGGTATGATGGGTGATGAATTCGACATGGACTCATCTTCCTCTGCTCCTTCCGAAACCTCTGATGGTCAGTCTGATGATGAGTCGGAAGAAACCGATGACACGCAAGATGGCGAAGGTCAATCGGGTGGAATGACTGACGAAACTGACAATGAGAACACCACCTCTGAAACTGATGAAGATGAATCTGGTGAAAATGGCGACGATCAAGAATATGATTCGCGCGAACCAGATGGTTCAAAGGGGTTTCAAGAAGAACCTTATTACAACGAAAATCCTATCGCTGAAACCGACGAACACTTCCGCAATCGTGAAGACGAACTGGTCGATGATAAGTCGCGTCCATATGTCTATGGCAACCTGACGATCGTAAAACCTTCTGACTATATTATTCCAATGAAACGGGTGATTGATAGCATCAAGATTACTGTTCGTGATGGTTACAACACTGTCAATTCTGAAACTGATGCAACTAAGGTTTACAACGAATTTCGTGCGAACAACCAAAAGTATATCAATCTGATGGTTCAAGAATTCGAAATGCGTCGTAAGGCATCTGAGTTTGCTCGTGCGACTGTTGCTAAGACTGGTCGTCTTGACACTGATCGTTTGTGGGCACATAAGATCAGCGAAGATTTGTTCGCTCGTCACACCATTATGCCTAACGGTAAGAACCATGGCATGCTTATGTTCCTCGACATGTCTGGTTCTATGGACATGAACATGAAAGGCACGATTGAGCAGATGGTTACGCTGGCAATGTTCTGCCGTAAGGTTCGTATCCCGTTGGAAGTTTACGGTTTCATCAATAACCAGTTTGCTAAGTCTGCATTCCCTGCGCACAATCGTGAACATCGTGAAATTACCACTGGTGAAAACAAGAACGATATCCAGATTGCTGATTCAAATTTCTTCTTGTATCAGTTCCTCGACGGGAGTTGCTCTAGTGCACAGTTTAATAATGCTGTAAAAAAGTTGCTGCATCTTGGTCATGCATATGAAAATCGTCGTTCGTATGGTAGTTATAAAAATCTGATTTACAGGTATCCTGATCACTTCGGTCTTGGTTCGACTCCTCTCGAGGAATCAGTTATCGTTGCTCGCTCGATTGCTGAACAGTTCCGCTCGAAGCATCGTCTCGAAGTTCTGTCGACCGTGTTCTTGACTGATGGTGACGGTGACAATAACTTTAACACCAATACCTATAACTACTACGGCAATAGCAATCTGACTATTGAAGATGCTAAGACTCGTAAGTCGGTTACTGTGAAGTATGACCGCGATAAGGGTATGCGCTCTGCCTACTCGAAGGCATTGCTCGAACTCTACGGTCAGGTGACTGGTTCGCGAGTGATCAATTTCTTCATCGTAGGATACAGCGAAAAGCATACTGCTCGTCGTATGCTCGGTGATGACTTCAATTTCGATGCCAAGTGGAAGACAGAATGGGTCAAGGACCGTGTGTTCACTCTCGACAACCACGGTGGGTTCCACAATCGCTTCCTCGTTCCAGGTGGCAAGAACCTTCAGATTGGCGCTGATACTTTGCAGGTTGATAGTGAGAATACGAAGCAAATCTTCCAAGCATTCAAAAAGATGCAGAACGGAAAGCAAGCAAACCGTGTTCTGCTTACCAAAATGATTCGGGCAGTAGCATAATGATAGGGAGATGGTCTGTGTTAGAATTGATTGGTTTGTTGACAGTTTTGGTTATTGCATTTTATGTATTGGGTGCAATGTTTTTGATTGCGCTTTCGCTATGGCCGCTGTGGATAATCTTGTATCTTTTTTACATATATCGCAAGAATAGGGCTTGACTTTATCTCGTTTTTGGGGTATACTGTGTATATAATTTGAAAAGGAAAATTTTATTATGGTTGATTTCCCCTCTGAACTTGAAACTCTCGTCCTCTGCTCGTGGTCGCGTGATGAAAATGGTGTCCTTCGTGCTGTATATCCCAATGGTGCTGGGTTTATGCTTCTTCGCAATGAAACCGTTGAATATTATGACTTCTGCAATGACGGTTCTCATGAACTAGTTGAGTCGCGTGAGTTGATTATTTCTTAAAAAACTGTTGACTTCTGCTGCGTTTTGCGGTAGAATGTATTATATTATGATGATGTGAGGATGATGAATATGATTATGAACCGTGAAGCACTGCTTGAAAAACTCTCCGCCAACAACACCAAGAACGGTGTTTTCCTTAAGAAGGAAATCGTTGCCGCTGCCCGTGACCTTGGTCAGAAGGTTCCCTTCTGGTTGTTGAACATGACCGAACACCGTATCGGTCGTGGTAAGTATAACCTGTCTCCTCTGATGGTAGGCAACGTTACCCCGATGCCAGTTCGCGAAGCAGCGAAGATTGTTATCGCTCCTAAGTTGGAAGTTCTTATTGAGAACCTCGTTCCTGCTGCTGACACGACTTACGTTCCATTCGGTTTTTATAAAGATCTAATCAAGATCTTGAACGCTGGTGTGTTCTATCCGACGTTCGTCTCTGGTCTTTCTGGTAACGGTAAGACCACGATGATTGAACAGGCATGTGCCAAGTTGAAGCGCGAATGCCTTCGTGTCAATATCTCGATTGAAACCGATGAAGACGATCTGATCGGTGGTAACACCCTGATCGACGGTAACGTTGTTTACCGCGAAGGTCCAGTCCTGACCGCCATGAAGCGTGGTGCTATCCTCATCCTCGACGAAATCGACCGTGGTTCGAACAAGATGATGTGTCTTCAAGCAATCCTTGAGGGCAAACCTTACTTCAATAAGAAGACTGGTGAAACTATCTTTCCCAAGGCAGGGTTCAACGTTATCGCCACTGCCAACACCAAGGGTCGTGGTTCTGACGATGGCAAGTTTATGTCTGCCCAAATCCTCGACGATGCTTTCCTTGAGCGTTTCGCCATCACCGTTGAGCAGGAATATCCTTCCGCCAAGATCGAAAAGAAGATCGTGCTGAACAAGATGGAGAAGGCAGGAAAGGTCGACGAAGAATTCGCCGATAAACTGACCACGTGGGCGGAAATCATCCGTAAGACTTTCTACGACGGTGGCGTCGACGAACTGGTTTCTACTCGTCGTCTTGAGCACATCGTCAATGCTTACGCGATGTTTAATTCACGCAGCAAGGCAATCGAACTTTGCGTTAATCGCTTCGATGCCGATACCAAGGCAGCATTCCTCGACCTCTATAAGAAAGTCGACGTTGATGCAGTGCCAGATGATGGTGTGAATGAAGATGCATATTTTAACCAAATGACTGAAGAAGTCCCATTCTAAGGAGAAACTATGACAATTGAATACAGATATAATGAGGGTGATCTCCTACGGGAGATCACCGACTACGTAGATTCCACATATGATGGACATTACGCACAAAACCAATATCAGGCGACCGAGTTTATTATCGACGGTGGTCATGGTATTGGATTTACTGTTGGGAATATTTTAAAGTATGCTCAACGTTATGGTCACAAGGGAACACCTGAAGACTGGCGTAAGGATCTCATGAAGGTCATTCATTACGCAATCATTGCATTACATGTGCATGATGAAGAAGTTGGAGTCGAAGATGATTTCGACGAAAATACTTTTGTTCTAAACACCGATACTGAATCATTTACTACCATGGGAAGTGCAACAAATACCTTGACTTTCTTCAATAATGATAGTATAACTGATGGTGGTACTATTACTTTACCACGTCTTAAAACCTCTCTGACTACTAAGGATTAATATATTATGAAGATCTCAAATGAAACTCTCGCCGTTCTAAAGAACTTTGCCTCGATTAATACGAACATTGTCGTTCGCGAGGGTTCAGTTCTTGCGACCGTGAGTGAAGGTAAGAACATTCTGACTCTTGCCACTGTCTCCGAATCATTCCCTCGCGAATTCGCAGTGTATGATTTGCCCAACCTCCTTGCTCTTCTCAGCATCTGGGACGAACAAGATATCGAGTTTGAACAGTCGAGTATGTTCTTGCGTAAGGACAAGTCGGAATTCGAGTATGGTTATGCTGACCCATCAGTAGTTACCGCTGCTCCCTATAAGTCACTCGAGATTGATCCGTTCTTCACCTTCAAGATGACTGCTGCTGAGATTGGCATGGTCCAGAAGGCAGCATCCATTCTTTCTGCTCCGACCATGAGCGTTGTCTCAAAGGGCGGTAAGGTGACTCTGACTGTTAGCGACCCTGCTAATCCTCGTGCAAATGCATTCCGTCGCGAACTAGACAATAACGCAGATGGTGACTTTGATTGTCGTCTGAAGGTCGAGAACCTGAAGGTTATTGCTGATGACTATGAGGTAACACTCGGAAAGAAGAAGGCAATGCACTTTAACAACCTGACCAAGAAGTTGGAATACTGGTTGGCGATGGAACCTTCGTCGGTCGTATAAGGATACAGTCATGGATAAGTTAGAAATTACATTTAGTGCACGAATTCCGTATGACAATGATGTAGATGGTCGTGCAATGTCTATCGAATTCACTACAAGTAGTGTTGAAGAAGTCATTCGTCAGTTTAATAAATTCCTGATTGTCAATGATTGGGATGCTCAAGTGGAGAATGTTAATGGTTGATAATCTACCGACAGTTGTTCCGAGTGTAGTCTTCAAGACTCGTGTTCGTGATGATACTATTGAGGATTTGAATCCTTATCGTTGGGAGGATGTGACATCGTTCGATCTTTTCGCGGGTAAACGTGTCATCCTATTCTCGCTTCCTGGAGCATTTACGCCTACTTGTTCGACAATGCAACTTCCTGGATTCGAAGAACTGGCGATGCGTTTCTACTCTCATGGTATTGACGATATCTACTGCCTGTCAGTCAACGATTCATTCGTTATGAATTGTTGGGCGAAGGATCAGAAACTAGAGCATGTTAAGGTTATCCCTGATGGTTCTGCAGAGTTTACTTCTGGTATGAACATGGAAGTTTATAAGGACAATCTTGGTTTTGGCATTCGTTCTTGGCGGTATGCAGTTGTTGTAGATAATGGTAAGATCGAGAAGTGGTTTATCGAACCTGGGAAGGAAGATAACTGCGAGACTGATCCGTATGGCGAGACTGATCCATACACTATCTTGCATTGGTTGCAAACGAATAGTTAATCAAACTTCGCTGAGGGTGATGTCTGCTGCTGCGAAGAGCGTCATCGATGAGGCATCACCCACCTTTTATTATGGAGATTATTATGAGCAATGAACAATTCCTTTGGGTTGAAAAGTATCGTCCTCGTAAATTGGACGACTGTATCCTTCCAGATGCACAATTGAACACCTTCCGCCAGTTTGTTGAGTCTGGTGAAATTCCTAACATGCTTCTTTGTGGTACTGCGGGTGTTGGTAAGACTACCATCGCTCGAGCAGTCTGTGAAGAACTTGGGTGCGATTACATCATCATCAACGGTTCTGACGATAGAAATATTGAAACTCTGCGTGTCAAGATTACAGAGTTTGCTGCGTCGGTTTCATTTAATGGTAAACCCAAGATCGTAATTCTTGATGAGGCAGATTACCTCAATCCAAATTCAACTCAACCTGCGCTTCGTGCGTTTATTGAGCAATATTCAAACAACTGTCGGTTTATCTTTACTTGTAATTTCAAGGATAAGATTATCTCTCCTCTGCATAGTCGTTGTGCAGTCATCGAATTTAAACTTACCAAGGCAGACCGTCCGAAAATGGCAGGTCGGTTCATGAAACGATTGACTGACATTCTTCGTGGAGAAAATGTCACCTTCGATGAGAAGGTGGTCGCTCATGTTCTCAAGAAGCACTTCCCTGACTATCGCCGTGTTTTAAACGAACTGCAGCGGTATAGTGTCGGCGGCACTATTGACGAGGGTGTTCTTAATACCAGTCGTGATCTTGATATGAAGAGTCTTTTGACTTATCTTCAAGGCAAGGATTGGACGAAGATGCGTGCATGGGTTGTAGAAAATATGGATAGTGATCCTAATGCAATCATTCGTAAGATCTATGACAGTTATCTTGATGAATTTAAAAATATTCCTGCCATCATTCTTCTTCTCGCTGACTATCAATACAAGGCAGCATTTGCAGTCGATCAGGAAATCAATCTGGTTGCGTGTTTGACTGACATTATGGCGACTGCGGTGTGGAAATGAAGGAAGCAATCCTAGAAGGTTTGGGTGAACCTACTAAGATTTACACTGCAGAAGATTATGTTGAGAAGATAACTAAGATAAGTCCATTTGAATTTGTCAAGAACATCAATCAACAAAAGAATCTCATTGTAGACGAACGATCAGAAAAACAATACACCCCATATATCATTAATCGAGCACTTTCGCTAGATCGAGAAACCATCGTTCAAGCGAATGAGGTCAATTGCCGTCCTCACCTAGCTCATGCTCTCCAAAATGCATTTCTTATAAATACTATAAGGGCGAAAAACCGATGGAATCCATGGTTGAAGTCCGAAAAGAATGCTGATGTAGAGTTGATCAAAGAGTATTATGGTTATAGCAATGAAAAAGCACGCCAAGCACTCTCAATTCTCTCTGAAGAACAAAAACAATACATAAAAGAGAAATTGAATAAAGGTGGCAACAAATGACTGATGATTTTTTTGATATCGACTTTCCAGGGTATGCACCCTTAGAAGTAACCCTCAAGAATCCCGACGACTTTCTAAAGGTGCGAGAAACTCTTTCTCGTATTGGGGTAGCATCACGCAAGGAAAAGACTCTTTTCCAGTCCTGCCATATCCTCCACAAACAGAGCAGATACTTTATTGTTCACTTCAAGGAACTCTTTGCCTTAGATGGTAAGGGTGCTGACTTTAGTGACAATGATTTAGAACGTAGAAATACTATTGCCAAGTTGCTCGGTGACTGGGGTCTAATAGATATTAAGAATCCAGAACTGCACGAAAATTGTGCACCACTAAATCAGATTAAGATTATCGCCTATAAAGAAAAGGGCGAGTGGGAACTGGTTCAAAAATATAATATTGGCGCAAAAAGAAATTAAAAAAACTATTTACTTTTCTTCTAAATTGTAGTATAAATAGAGTGTGCCATGCTTCGGATGGCACACTTTTTTAAACTCGCTTAATAGGAGCAAAATATGAAATTTAATACAACTAATTTAGCAGACTTCGACCGTTATTTTGTTGGCGCTGATCGCGTCATGAAACGGTTGGCAGATATTGCTGATCAATCGGCACAGATGATGCCAATTAAATATCCTCCATACAATATCAAGAAAGTCGATGAAGATCGCTACGTAATCGAACTGGCAGTTGCTGGTTTCGGTAAAGCGGACATTGATATTCAATTGCAAGAGGGTATGCTGAGCATCCAAGGAAAGTGCGATTCATCTGAGTCTACTGAATATCTCTACAAGGGAATCGCAGAGCGAGGATTCAAACGTGAATTCACTCTTGCTGACAATGTGGAAGTAAAAAGTTCTTCTCTGGTTAATGGTATGCTGAAGATTTGGTTAGAAGCATTTATTCCAGAAGAAAAGAAAGCGAAGAAAATCGACATTACCGATGATAGTGAATATCCATCGCAGGCTGCCGAATTCTTAGCAGAAGGTAAAACTAAATAATCTTAATCTAAATAATGAAAGTATAAAGTATGTCCAATATCAAATGTGTTAAGTTGATCAGTGGGGATGAAATCATTGCAGATGTTTCTGAGTTTGATGATGGAAACCTTGTTGTTCTCAGTAAACCTCTACTAATTATGATGGTTCCCCAAGGTCAAAATAACCAGTTTGGTATTGGACTTGCTCCATTCTGCCCCTATGCGAAGGACAACATTGTTCCTATTCGCGGTGGTGCAATCGTTTCAATTTTCGATCCAGAAACTGGTATGCTGAATGAGTATAACACTCGGTATGGATCGGGTCTAGTCGTTCCAGAAAGTAAAATCATTATATGAAGAACTTTATTGCTGCTCTATTTTTATTCGCTCTACCGACTGCTGCTAATGCGTCCCCCTGCGATCAGTTCTATCCAAATGGTAAGGAAATCGTAGTACCTAATACTACGGTTCTCTGCAACTCTTTCTTTGCAATTGTTTATGACGATGCTCGTAATGCAAATGTTTTCTCGACGGAGATTGCACAGGAACGAGTAAAGAAAACACCACGCACCGACGACTTCCGTCCAGATAAGCGCATCGCTGATTCACCAACCCATGCTGATTATACCAACTCTGGTTACGATCGTGGGCATATGGTTCCTGCTGCAAACGCAGACGATCCAAACGAAATGTCAGATACTTTCCTGATGACAAACATGACTCCACAGTTGCCTTCGGTCAACCGTATAGCATGGAAGAATCTTGAGGAACGTGTTCGTTCGGTTCCGTTCAAGTGGGTTGTGACTGGTGCACATTACTCTAAGAATCCAAAACTGGTTGGTAAGAGTAAGGTTCCTGTTCCAGACTTTCTTTATAAGGTAGCATTCTTCGAGAGTGGAAATGTTGCAGTCTATATTGTAGACAATCTAGTTCCCAAGTCACAGGTTTCAACTATGAAACTGGAAGAACTAGAAGCAAAGATTGGTTACAAACTACGATAAATCCCTTTACTTTATTATGTTTTTACGGTATAGTAGTATTTGATGATGAGGGATTTATATGAAATTTTATACATGCGCACACCAATATGGTTCCAAGGTTTTAGTCCGTGGAGTAAATAATGGTGTGCGTTTTACTAAGAGGGCAGACTTCTCCCCGACTTTGTATGTGAAGTCAAAAGAACCAAGCAAGTTTAAGTCTTTGTATGGCGAAGATTTACAACCTGTAGAATTTGCCAATAACAATGAAGCAAAAGAATTTGTTCAAACTTATGGTCAGGTAGAGAACTTCCCGATCTACGGTCAGACTAATTATGGGTATCAGTATATCACCCATACATATCCTGGAGAAATCCAGTGGGATATTACGCAACTAAACATTCAGACTATCGATATTGAAACGTCGGCGGAACATGGGTTCCCTGACGTTCAAAACCCTATCGAAGAAGTTCTTCTAATCACCGTCAAGAATCTTATCACTCGCCAAATCATCACATTTGGTTGCGGTGATTTTGATGACAAGTGCGAGGAAGTCGAGAGTCTTCGCGCCCAAGGCAACAAGTTCTTGTATGTCAAGTGCGATAATGAGCGTGATCTCCTTGAGACGTTCGTTCGTTTTTACTCTGAGAATTATCCTGACATCATCACAGGTTGGAACTGCGACCTATTCGATATTGCGTATCTAATCTCTCGCGTTGAGCGTTTGTTCTGCTCCGAGGATGACACAACTATGAAGAAGAAGTTCTCTCCATGGGGACTTGTTCGTCGTAAGAATGTGACTATCATGGGTCGTGAACATGTCTCCTATGACATCACTGGTGTTGCCATCATTGACTACATCGATCTCTATAAGAAGTTTACCTATGTTCGTCGGGAAAGTTATAAACTCGACTACATCGGTGAGGTTGAACTTGGTCTTAAAAAGATGGAAAATCCATATGAGAGTTTCCGTGAATTTTATGTCAAGGACTGGCAGAAGTTTGTAGAGTATAACATTCGAGACGTTGAGATCGTTGATGCACTCGAGCACAAGATGAAGTTGATTGAACTGATTCTGACGATGGCATACGATGCTAAGTGTAACTTCAATGATGTGTTCTCTCAGGTTCGAACATGGGATTGTATCATCTACAATCACCTTCATAATCAGAATATCCAGATTCCTCAGAAGAAAGAGAGTCGTGGTCGACAGATTGAAGGTGCGTTTGTGCAGGAACCAAAACCTGGACAGTACGACTGGGTTGTGTCATTCGATGCGACCTCCCTGTATCCGTCAATCATTATGCAGTATAATCAGTCGCCCGAAACATTCGTCGAGGGTCATGTTAAAGACACGACAGTCAACGGATTGCTCGAAGGCAAGTATAATCTTGATGATCTACAGACCAACGATTACACCATGACTGCCAATGGTTATTGTTATACTCGAGAAAAGCAGGGTAAGTTTCCTGAGATTGTTCAGAAGTTCTTCGATGACCGACAGCGTTATAAGAAATTGATGATTGCTGCCGAGAAAGAATATGAAATTACTAAAGATTCTCGACTGAAGAATGACATCTCAAAGTATAACAACTTCCAGATGGCGAGAAAGATTCAGTTGAACTCGCTGTTCGGTGCGTGGGGTAACGAATACTTCCGTTATTATGACTCTCGTATTGCCGAGGGTATCACAATGACTGGTCAATATATTATTCGCAAAGTCGGCACAGCACTTGATGTTTATCTTAATAAAGTCGTAGGAACAAATGGACACAACTACTCTTTCTACAGTGATACTGATTCTTGTTATATTTCCTTGGACCCTCTTGTTCGTAAGTATTATAGCAATCTACCACGCGATAAACTCATTGACGTTCTCGATAAAATCTGCGAAGAGAAAATCACAGAGACGATCAACAAGAGTTGCGATGGACTTGCGGACTACACGAACGCATTTCAAAAGAAGATTATCTTCAAACGTGAAGCAATCGCAGAACGTGGTCTCTGGGTTGCGAAGAAAAGGTATGCACTCAACGTCTACGATAATGAAGGTGTCCGATACAAAGATCCGAAACTCAAGGTCATGGGTCTTGAGATCGTTCGTTCTTCCACTCCAGCACCTGTTCGAGAAAGTCTCAAGGAAGCAGTAAGACTGGCACTGACAACTGACGAGAAAACTCTACAGGGTTTTATCGAGCATACTCGCATCTTGTTCAACAAGTTTGAACCAGAGCAAATTGCATTCCCTCGTGGTGTGAATGGTCTTATGAAGTATACTTCTGGTGCAGACATCTATGCCAAGGGAACACCTATGCATGTTCGAGGTGCGTTAATGTATAACCACCTTTTGCGTAAGAATAAACTAGATAAGAAATATGAGTTGATTCAAGAAGGGGAAAAGATTAAGTTTCTCTACTTGAAGGAACCTAATCATATTCGAGAAAATTGTATCGCTTTTATTGGAAAGATTCCAAAAGAGCTTGACTTAGATAGGTATATAGACTATAATACAATGTTCGAGAAGAGTTTCTTGGAACCAATTAAACAAATTATCGAAGGTCTTGGTTGGCAGACCGAAGTAACCGCAACACTAGAGGATTTATTTACATGAGTGATTTAATTGATAGACTTAAAAAGAACAGCACAATCAAAGAGACTAATGTTCTCTCTCAGAGTAAGTTGTTCAGTACGAAAGATCTAATTCAGACTGCAGTTCCTGCACTGAACGTAGCACTTTCTGGTAAGTTAGACGGTGGTCTAACTCCAGGATTGACCATTTTTGCTGGTCCATCTAAGCACTTCAAGACTGCATTTGCAATGATGCTAGTCAAGAGTTTCTTGGATAAGTATGACGATGGTGTTGTCCTGTTCTATGACTCGGAGTTTGGTGCTCCGCAGTCGTACTTTGAGAACTTCGGTATTAACACCGATAAAATTATTCATACTCCCATCACTGACATTGAGCAGTTGAAGCATGATATTATGAAGCAGGTGAACGAACTTGAGCGTAAGGATCGTGTCATGATTGTCGTTGACTCAGTTGGCAATTTGGCATCGAAGAAGGAAGTAGACGATGCGCTTGACGGTAAGTCAGTCGCAGATATGACTCGTGCAAAGCAGATGAAGTCGTTGTTCCGTATGATTACTCCCCACCTTACCATCAAGGATATTCCTATGGTCGTGGTCAATCACACTTATATGGAAATTGGTATGTTCCCCAAGGCAATCGTCTCTGGTGGTACTGGCATCTATTACTCTGCCGATAACATCTTTATCATTGGTCGTCAGCAGGAAAAGACTGGTACCGAGGTAGTTGGTTATAACTTTATCATTAACGTCGAGAAGTCTCGTTATGTTCGTGAAAAGTCCAAGATTCCTATTGAAGTTACCTTCGAAGGTGGCATCAGTAAATGGTCTGGTCTACTAGACATGGCGCTCGAGTCAGGACACGTGGTTAAACCGAACAACGGTTGGTATCAGCGAGTTGGCGAAGAAAAGAAGTATCGCTTGAATGATACTTACAACAAAGAATTCTGGATGCCAGTTCTGACTGATCCAACGTTCGGCGAGTGGATTGAAGGTCGCTATCGCATGGCAGGTGGACAAATGATGGAGAATGAAAATGTGGACATTTCTGACGAAGATATTTCAGAAGACTACGAAAATCAAGATATGTAATCAATGTGGGGTCGTTCTGAAAAAGAATGACCCTGCCATGTGCCTTCATGGTATTGAAGAGGGTCTCGAGTATGAGATGTTTGTTTGTGAACCATGTTGCATTAGAATTGCAAATGAATATGATGAGATAGAGAATTTAAAAGTTGCAGAAGAAGATTAAAGTGTATGATTAATCTTCCATCTATTGAATACTATATAAGTTTTCATTGTAATTTAAAATGTGCGAACTGCAGTACTGGATCGCCATACCGCGACGAAGAATCTTTTGATCTTGAAAGTTTTAAACGAGATATGGACAATCTTTCGCAGTACATGCATGTTGGTGTTTTGCGTTTTATTGGTGGCGAACCAACACTTAATCCAGATATTACAGAATATTTGAAATATGCAAAGCAGAGTAATTTTTGTGATGTTACTGCCATCGTAACCAATGGAATAAACCTATTGTCTTTGTCAGATGAGTTTTATGATAATTGTGATATTGTTAGCATTAGTAAATATGAAAATGTGAACATAAACTATGACAAAATTCTTAACTATTTAGACGAGCGAGGAAAACGATGGAACTTTAACAACGTTATTAACCATCCAAAAAGTATGAGTGCTTGGAAAAAAGACCAAGTTGTAATAGATCGACAAAATGTAGATCTCGTAATAGGCGAGCAATTTCGTGTACTAGATCAATTCGAAGAACTAGACGAAGACACCGCACAAGCAGTATATACTTCTTGTTCCGGAAAAACCTATTATTCCACGTTCTTTGGTGGAAAATACTATCGGTGTGCAGTAAGTATTCATCGACCAGGATATTATAAAGCAATCGGTGTTCCGTTACCATATGATCTGAAAGAACTAGATGGTATATCAATCGACGAGCAGTTTACTGAGAAGTATACCGAGGCAATTAACAGTGAAAAAATTAACATAAATGCCTGTAGATTCTGTAAGGGGTTTGGTGATGCGCTGCCTGTAATCAATATACCACATCGACAATTGTCACGCGAAGAAATAAATGCGAAGAAAGTAAATTGAATATGCAAAAAATTGAAACAATCATCCTTAGTAAGTTGTTTTCTGATGAAGACTATGCTCGCAAGGTAATTCCATTCATAACACCAGAATATTTCCATGATACTTCCGAGCGCAAGATTTTCAATTATGCTAGAGAGTTTATCGAGAAGTATAATTCACTTCCGACAGTCGAAGCAATTGAAATCGTAGTGCAGAATGACCGTGGTATCAACGAAAATGAATTTAAAAACATCAATGAGAAACTGACACATCTTGATGATTCTCTTGATGTGAATGAGAAGTGGTTGCTTGAAGAGACTGAGAAGTTTTGTAAAGACAAGGCAGTCTATAATGCAATCATGAAGTCGATTCAGATTATCGATGGTGGAGACAAGGAGCATTCTCAGGATGGTATCCCTTCCATCTTACAGGAAGCATTGGGAATTTGCTTTGATAATAATGTCGGTCATGATTATCTAGATAATTCTGAGTCGCGGTTTGACTTCTATCACCGTGTTGAGAATAAGATGCCATTCGATCTTGAAATGTTCAACAAGATTACAGGTGGTGGTCTACCAAACAAGACTCTGAATATTGCACTTGCTGGTACTGGTGTGGGTAAGTCTTTGTTCATGTGTCACATGGCATCAGGAGCATTGGCGCAGGGTAAGAATGTTCTCTACATTACCATGGAAATGAGTGAAGAGAAGATTGCCGAGCGTATCGATGCGAACATGATGAATGTAAACATTGGTGAGTTGAAAGACCTTTCCCGTTCCATGTTTGATACTCGAATTGACAAAATTCGAAACAAGACTGAGGGTAAGTTGATCATCAAAGAATATCCAACTGCATCTGCACACGTTGGTCATTTCAAGGCGCTGCTAAACGAATTGATGTTGAAGCGAAACTTTGCTCCTGATATTGTGTTTGTCGATTATCTTAACATCTGTGCCTCGAGTAGATTCAAACCAGGAGCAGGTGTAAACTCTTATACATATGTGAAGGCAATCGCCGAAGAACTTCGTGGTTTCGCAGTTGAGTTTGATTTACCTGTTGTTTCTGCCACCCAAACTACTCGTGGTGGATATGCGAACAGTGACGTTGAACTGACTGATACCTCGGAATCATTTGGTTTGCCAGCAACTGCCGACTTGATGTTTGCCCTAATCTCGACAGAAGAACTTGAGAAGATGGGACAACTGATGGTCAAGCAGTTGAAAAATCGCTACAATGATCCAGGAATAAATAAGAGGTTCATGGTTGGTATCGATCGTGGTAAGATGCGTTTGTATGACCTAGAAGAATCTGCCCAAAAGGGAATTATGGATTCAGGTCAAGACGATCTGCCAGTGTTCGAGAAAACTACAATCGGTCAACGTCAACAGAGGGACTTTTCGAAGTTTAATTTCTAATGAATTTTATAGAATCATACCCCAATGCACTAAGTGCAGAAAAATGTAAACAGATTTGCGATGCCATGGACGTTATTATCTCACGTCCAGATCCAGGAACTGCCTGTATTCTATCGGATGATGCAAACAGAACAGACTGGAATATCTTTACTGGTAGATATGGGTCATTAAAGTTTTTTGAAGAATCTGTTGTCGATGCAGTACATGCAGGTTGGAGAAAATATAACAAACAATATGGTGCTGCTAGTCGAGCATTCTTAGAACTGTTTACTCCAGGTTGGAAATTCCAGAAATCAGAAACTGGTGGTGGATTCCACCAATGGCATACTGAACAAGGATCTGGAAAAAATAATCGAGGCAGGTTTGGTGTTTGGATGTTGTATCTGAACACTGTAGAAGAAGGTGGTAAGACAGAGTTTAAATTCCAAGATCTGGCAGTAAAACCAGAAGCAGGAACTTTGCTTATTTGGCCTGCAGCATATACCCATGTTCATCGTGCTGCACCCGATCTTGTCGGGAATAAGTATATCGCTACTGGATGGTTTGAATATCCAGAAAGATTAGATGTTCGATAAAAAACACTTGACTTTTTACAATAGATATAGTATAACAATAATTGACATTGGTGCCATAGCTCAGCTGGATAGAGCAAGAGCCTTCTAAGCTCTAGGTCGTAGGTTCGAATCCTACTGGCATCACCATTTTTAACTAGGGAATGAATAAATGACTGAACAAACAAATGAAGAACTGAATCTCAAGTTGGTTGCAACAACTGCACTATGGGCAAACTCTGCAACTGATGACATGCCACTTTGGAAAACTATTGGTGCCAAAGAATATATCATTGCTCGATTCGACGTCGAACCAACCCTTGAACAAATTGGTAAGGCATGTGAAGCAAAACGTCATCTGATCGAAACTCACACCAAGCAATTCCACGAAACTCTTTCTGGTTGGCAATTGTATCTTGACCAGAATGTTACTCATAATGAGTATCTGCAGTATAGTCTGACTGAGCAGATTGAATTTCCTGCAATCGACCTAACTGAAATTGATGCAACAGAAGAACTTCAACAGATTGTTGGATGAATCAATTTACAGTAATCCATACTTATTATAACGAACGTTCGCTTCTCGAGACACAACTCGAGAGGTGGAACGTATACAACACCCCGATCAAGATTATCCTAATCGACGATGGATCCCAAGAGGTTCCTGCCGAGGAAGTCTTGCGGGGTGTTTCATTTTCAGAGAACATAGATTTCTCTCTGTATAAAGTAACAGAAGATATCGGATTTAATAGTCATGGTTGTCGCAATCTTGGTGCACGATTAGCAAATACTGAATGGTTGGTATTCTTGGATATTGATTATACGATACAACCCTCTCATTTAATAAAGTTACAACGAGAATCCCTCGCCGAGAATACTTGGTATGAAATGAATGCAAAGTTTAACGGTCATGGAGATCCTTATGTGGCGCTGAATCAGTTTATCATACCAAAAAAACTTTATCTTGAATCTGGTGGATACGATGAATCATTTGTTCCATTTCATACTGGAGATAGAGAATTTCTGAGTAGACTTTCATCTAGTTATGATACCAAAAATCTAGAGTGGTTGAATCTAACTTGTCGTCGTGGTGGAAGAAAGGCAGTTATTGTTGACGATGCTGCTATTCCAGTATATGATGACGAGAAGATGATATTCTATACCAGAAAATTTGATCCAACTAATATTACACCGATCGAACAACGTATAAATTTTGATTGGGAGAGGGTTTTATGAACGCAATCACAATAGTGCATACATATTATAATGATGTAGAATTTTTAAAACAGGCAATAGAACACTGGAATACATTTACAACTCCAGTTTCAATTATTCTGATTGATGATGGTTCTAACAAATATCCTGCTTCCGATATTATTACTGCTGCTAAATTCAATGACAATCTTAACGTTTCATTTCTTGTTGTTGAAGAAGATATAGGGTTCAACAGTCATGGTTGCCGCAATCTTGGCGCATCAGTTGCTGAAACTGATTGGATAATTTTCTTAGATATAGATCATGCCATTACATCTGAAGACTTAATTAAACTTCAAACAATGAATTTGTCTATGGAAAAGTGGTATAGTTTTATCACGAGGCATAATGATATTACATTCCCATCATTAAATTCATTTATGTGCAGTAAAGAAATGTTTCACGCAGGTGGTGGGTATGACGAGTCATTTGTTCCACATCATTATGGAGACAGAGAATATCTTGACATGATGGATTCAAAATTCCCTCGGGAAGAATTGACTGATATTACCATTCAGTGTATGCGAGCAGGGCGTCGAGTATATTTTGATAATACATTATCTGCACCAATTTACGACAACGAAAAAATGTTGATGATTACTCCAAACTTCTATAGAGATAAAGTTATACACCATGATAAACAGATTAACTTCCCTTGGAAAAAAGTGTTTTAATAAATACTATGGTGATGCCAAACAATTACCAACGGTCTACTCGTAGTAATCACATTCTCTTAGCGAGAAAATATAATACAAGTCGGAGTAATTGTAAGGCATTTTTATTATAAATATGAGAGATACAATTGAACGGGAACACCATGTTATCATTTACCCAATATCTCTCTGAAGAAAAAAAACCTGCTGCTGGGATTCAACATATTGAACACCCGTCGGATAGATCATTCGATAATGCCGATGCAGCACATCATGCTCTGAAGACACTCCAAGGTGTCGCATCAGGCAAAACTCCTCTCACCCGTAAGATTGACGACAAGATGTCGTTCCATGCCATCCGCACCCCAGAAGGTAAGGTCGGTGTAAAGTACAAGGGTCCAGGAGCACACTATAATTTCTCCGCATCAGATATTGATAGACAACATGGTCACAAACCATATCTTGTTGGTCCGCTGAAGGCGCTCCATAAACATCTAGGTAAAGTTCTGCCAAAACACGCTGGTGAATATCAGGGTGGATATATGAGCGAACCGCATACTCGCGAAACCAAAGATGGACACATTTCCCACACTCCTAACACGATTCAGTATCACACTCCTGTTAGTGGTGAAGAAGGACAGAAACTCCAAAGGTCAAAAGTAAGCGCCACGGTTCATACAGAACTGAAGGGTGAACACAAGACTGCACATCCTATTACTGACACCTCACACTTCGGTTCGCACCCAGATGTTCACATGGTTCAGCACTTGGTAGCACCACATGAGCGCAACTTGTCGAGCGAAGTAAAGGCATCTGCTGATCATCACTTAACGCAAGCAGAAAAATTGATGAAGGATCACTCCTACCATCACCTCGACGGTCATGAGATTACTGCTCGTTCTTATATCAATAAGACAGTTACAAGTGAGGAAACTCCATCAGTTGCTGGATACAAGAAGCATCTTCAAGCAGTCCACCAGAAGAAGATTGACGCAGTTAAAACTGCTGCTGCTAAAGAGCGTAAGACTGCAACAATGCATGCTGACCTCTCGCATGTTACAAAGAACAAAGAACACTTCGCTAAGTCATTTGAGATCCATCATCATCTTCAACAAGCAACCAATCATCTAGCACGTGGTCTTGATTCTTCTGGTGGCGGTGGATTCCACACAAAGATTAATGGCAAGGCAGCAGGTGGTGAAGGTTACGTTGCAAACGGACTAAAGGTTGTTGACCGCGAAGGATTCTCGAAAGCGAATCGTGAACGCAGCGCCATCCTGAGAGCAGGCAAGGGTAAAAAATGAGCGAAGTCCATCACCACATTACACAGGGGAGAATGAACCCTCCTACTGTTGGTCACGAAGCAGTTGTCAATCAGGTTCGTAAGACAGCAGGTGAACATGGACACACTATCATTCTCACTGGCAGTCATGATTCCAAAAAGAATCCTCTGACACCTGAACAAAAGTTAAAGCATGCCAAGCGTGCATTCCCTGGAGCAAATGTTAAACTTGCCACCAAAGAATCACCAACAATGCTTCACCATCTTTCGAATCTACACAAGTCGGGTGTGACGCACCTTCACTTGCACGTGGGTTCCGATCGTGCGCACGAATTTCATACGCTGATCCATAAATATAATGGTGTTGAAGGTAAACATGGTTACTTCAACTTCAAGGGTATCAAGATCCACAAGGTCGGCGGAGAACGTTCTGATGCAGACACTGGAGTCGGTGGTGCATCTGCTACCAAGATGCGTCATCATGCCTCTGTTGGTAACGAAAAAGAATTCCATAAGATGGCACCAAGTGCCATGTCAACAAAGCATAAGCACGAACTCTATAAAGACGTTCGCCATGGTATGGGTATCCACGAGTCACTATCATTCAAAACATTTCTAGGACTGTAAGATGGGTAAATTTCTAATAGATATGATGTCAGACAATGGCAATCCATCGACTAAACGTATGATTGCAGTTGTTGCTACTATTCTTGTTGCCATTGGTTATATTGCAAATCTATTCTGGGATTTCACAATTGAAGAGTTTATCTTTAATGGTGTAATGTATATTGTTATCGGTACTCTTGGCATTACAGGCGTGGAGAAGTTTGCGCCCAAGAAACCAACTAAGAAGTCAGAAGAAGAATAAGGAATTAAATATGTTTGGTATGATCCCGTTACCATATAAGTTACTGGCAGGTGTTGCCTTAATACTTGGTGTTTTTGTTTATGGATACATGAAGGGATCTGCTTATGCTGATGCAGAACTACAAAGATTTGCTGCAAAGAATGCAACATTAGTAGCAGATATGGAAAAGAAAAACTCTGAGATCTCCACTGAAGTGGTGACTCAGTATGTAGACAGAACCAATACAATCAAGGAAAAAGAATATGTATATCGCGACATTATCAAAGAAAATGTTCCTACTCAGCATGTTATGTCTAACGGTTGGGTGTTCGCGCACGACTCTAGTGCCACTGCCAGTGATGCCGACCCCACCAGAAGTTCTGATGCGTCCCCCTCTGGAATTACAGACACTACAGCCCTCCTCGGCATCATCGGAAACTACTCCAGATGCCAGCAAAACGCCGAGCAATTAATTGCGCTTCAGAAATGGATTGCTGACAACAAAGAGGCAGTCGATGCAGTGAACGAAAAAAATTCAAAGAAGAAGAAATAATGGCTTACAATTTTTTCCCAACATCTGAGGAAGATATCGATTCCACTCTTAAGACCAAACCTAAAGCGTATCGTGATAATTGTAAGGCGGTATTTAAATTTCTGCGTAAAAAATACGCAACAATTGCCACTCCGATTAACATTGATGTTGACCGAGGACCAATCAATGTCGTTCGTGCCATTAAAGGTTCTCTTACCGAGCAGCAAATCTTAACTCAGTCTGGAGTTAAGCAACCATTTAAGGTAAAATTTGGAGATGGATCTTCTGGTAACAGAGGCGCTGCAAATCGCGGTAATGCATTTGAAGAGGAATTCACCCAAGCATTAAAAGACTGGCGAGCAGGTGAAACTACTGGTATGGATCGAATGGTGCTAGAAACCATCGAGGGTCTAGATAAAACTTATGGTATTGGACAAGGTTCTGATTTCAAGGTTGATGCGGTTGGTGGTGAAAATACCAAAAGACCGTTGTCATTTATTGGTGGAATTAAATTGACCAATACTAAGGGGGTTGGTAACGATATTGGTGCTGCAGTAACTGATATTACTGTTACATGGAAAGATAAGAATAAAATTGCACAAACATTATTTCTCAGTTTGAAATTTGAGAGTACTGTTACATTCTTTAATGTTGGCGTTCAAACTATTCTTACTAAGAATGAAATACAAACAGGTTCAATTACAAATAAAGATGGACAGGCACTGTTGGACTTGTTTAAGATTGACCATAAAAAATTCTGCGACATTTTTAACGGGACTGGTAAAGGCGAGATTGTGCCAGTAGTTTCTCCTAATCTACTTAAATTAAAGACTCTACTTGAATCTGGTATTGGGTATGGATACCACGTTATCCATAAATTTCCTGGAAAAATTAAATCATATAAAGTCGATGAAGTCTATATGCGATCTGGTGCAAATGCTCTGTCGCAAACTATCTACTATGGTGGTAAAGGTGGAAGGGGCAAAAGAATTGATATTGTGATTGACAGTCCCAAATATGAATTCAAATTAAACATTCGAGATTCACAGGGGAAAGAAGGGTTTCCATCTCGTTTGATGTGCGATTTCAAATACAAGCAGTAATTATTATAAATATAGCAAACGACTGGAGAGTAACCCAAACATGAAAAATGATTCACCACCATGGCAAGAAGATCCTAAAAACCCGACTCGTCGATCAGGCGAGAAGCGTAAGGATAAGTATGGCAACGAGATTAAGAACGTTGCCAAGCACCTTGCACGCAAGGCGATGAATGCTGTCAAGGAATCGGTCAATAAGAATGCAGCAGTTGCAAAAAAAGCAGGTGCCAAACTAAAGATGGATCCAGATACTGGAACACCTGATCATTTCACTGCCGCCCTAAGACGCAAAAAGGGTCTTGATGAAGCAGACTCTATGAAGCATCCTAGAGAGGGATTCCCAGAAGAGGGTGACTATGGTTACCACCCAAATCCTGGTATGAAACCACAGGAGAGCGATTCAGACAAAGATATGGATGTGGCATACAAGAAAGCAACTGAGAAAGAAGCTCGCAAACCATTGAATGCAAAGATTATCGAACATGACAATTGCGGAACTCCAGAGTGCTGCGGTCAATGTGATACAGCAGAACTTGACGAAGCACTGACTCGTGTTACCTCAGGTAACAAAGGTTACGGATACCATGGTACTGTAGAAGCACGCGACGATGCTGAGAAAGATAAGAGATATTCTGCCATGCATCGTTATGCTAAGAAACTAGTGGGTGCTGCTGGACATCTTTCTGATGCAAAGAAACCAAACGTAATGGTCAAGCACTTCCTTGATTCTGCGCATGGTCGTCATATTGCTGACAATCCAACTGATAAAAACATCACTAGCAGATTCTCTGAATTTAAAAAGAAATATAAACCAGAGATGCACGAAGAAGTTGAAATTGATGAAGGTGTGACTAATCCAGAAATCAAGAAAGCATATGCTGATCTTATAAAAACTCCTGGTGGTTCTTCTGAGCGTAAATCTGCTATTCGTCGTTACAAGAGTCTTCGTCAGAATGCTGTCAAGGAAGAATCAGAACTCGAAGAAAAGCGTGGACTGTGGGATAACATTCATGCCAAGCGTAAGCGCATTAAAGCAGGATCGGGTGAGCGTATGCGCAAACCTGGATCTGAGGGTGCACCTACTGCGGCAGCACTGAAGGCATCACAGACTGAAGAAGCGCATGGCATGTGGAAGGTAGACTTCCCTAAGCAACATGCTGGTAAGGCAGTCGCTGCTGGTTCTGTTCACGTTAAGGCGCAGAACACTGCTCATGCTCACAAGGTTGCTGCAAAGAGAGTTGGCGTTGATCACAAGGTGTTCAAGTCGAAGGTAACTAAGTCGAGCATTCTTCCAGAAGAAGTCGAAGGTAAGGTCTACTCTGTCCATGTCAAGGGCGATAGTAAAGATCACAACTCACCAGAGTTTAAAAAGCATCTAAAGGGGTGGGGTGGTGAACTACACTACATTTCTGATAAAGGCGCTGCATATAAATTCAAAAAAGGGTATCAGGCAACTGGATTCCATCATGGTGTTAAGTCTGGATTTAAAAGTCTTGATTCGGAACACGATGGTCATGTTAACGAAGAAACTCTGACGGAAATTTCTGCTAAGGGGGTTTCTGCTAGGGACGAATTTAGACAAAAAATCCAACGTGCTATGTCAGACCCTGCAAATATTGCACGTGCTAAAAAAGTTATTGCAAGAAAAAAGGCGAAGGCGAAAGAGGCAGCTGCTAATGAACCAAAGAATCTGGTTCACCAACTTCATAAGTCTCAGTCGATTAATGCCAAGGTAAAGTTCTATGATGGTAAGGAACATGAGATTGCTCCTAACCATCACGACAAATTTATGAACAAGTATCATGGTCTGAAGTCGTCGATCGAAAAGGAATCATTAATCAAGCGTGCACATAAGTCGCATGAAGATTTCCTTAAAGCAATCCACGAAGAATTTGCTGACTTCAGTCAGGAAAAACCTAACACAGATTCTATCACTCCTGCTAACTATCCAACTCCACCAGTCCGCGATGATATAACGGACTACAATAGCGACGATCGTCACGATGAATATGATATGGTCGCAATCGAAAATGATGTTGCTGCCCAGATCGAAAACTCTGAGTGGGAAGATCTAGTTTTCTATTATGACGATGAAGATCTAAACTACGAAGATTCCGATGAAGATATCGCTGAGGGTATTACTCCACAAGGTCGTCTGAAGAAGCGTTTCAATATGATGCGTAGTAAATCACGTCGTAACATGGCAAGAAACCTTGCACTGAAGCGTGTCGCGACTCCTGATCGTATTAAGTCAAGATCTGTTCGCGCTGCTCGTAACATGGTTTATAGCAGAGTCCTCCGTGGTCGTGACCGTTCTACACTCTCTGCTACTGAGAAAACAAGAATTGAAGGAATGGTAAAGCGCATGGCGCCAATGGTCGGTAGACTTTCCCTTCGCCTTCAACAAAAAGAACGTATGATCGACCGCAAGAGAATCAACAATAGAAATAAAAGAAAGAAAAAGTAATGCTTTCGTTTTTTGATTATCTTGCCGAAAAGGAATGCACCTGTTGGACTGGTTACAAACGCAAACCAGGAACTAAACCGTGTGCACAAGGTTCGTGCATTAAAGAGGCAGCAGTTGATGGTAAGGGACATAAGTCCTCTACTGGCGGACTCACACAAAAAGGTCGTGACTACTATAACAGACAGTCTGGTGGTAATCTAAAGGCACCTGTAACCACTCCTCCCTCTAAGTTGAAGGCAGGTAGTAAAGCAGCGAATCGTCGCAAGTCTTTCTGTGCTAGAATGTCTGGTGTAGAAGGTCCAATGAAAGATGAGAAGGGTCGTCCGACTCGCAAGGCACTAGCACTACGTAAATGGAATTGTTGATATGGATGAATTACAGACATCAATGAAGGTGGTTCTTGCGAATACATATGCAATGTATTTTAAGGCACATGGTTTTCACTGGAATGTAGAAGGTAAAGACTTCTCCCAGATGCATGATTTCTTTGCTGGCATTTACGAAGAACTATTTGCTACGATCGACAAGATTGCGGAAGAGATTCGAGCACTCGATGAGTATGCTCCGTATAATATGACCGAATTGGCATCTATGACTACAATCAAAGAGTCAAATATTTACGGTGTTGATGTCTCAGGAATGCTTGCAGATCTTATTACTGCTAATGCCTCGGTAATTGAAGCATTAAATGCTGCACATAAATTGGCGGATGCAGATAGCAATCGCGGTCTGGTAAACCTTATTGAAGAGCGTCTCGATGTTCATGCTAAACATGCATGGATGCTACGGGCAACCTCTAAATAATATAAATATAGAAAAGATTAGAGGAATATCAAATGAGTCTAGAGCAAACAATTAAAGATACTATCATTGCTGAATCGCAAGACTTGGATGGTCGTCTTCAGCAACTAGTTCGTGCTGGTCTGATGCCATCAAATACAATTCCTGTTCTTCGTAAGGCAATTGCGAAGGTGCAAGGTGGTATGACACTTCAGGGCGCAGAACGTGATGTCATGGCAAACTTCATTAACTCGATGATGTTCATTGTTCTCGGCGACGATTCAATCTTTAATAAGGCACGTGCTGGTGCTAAGACTTATGCTACTGAAGCAAAAGAAAAGCAAGAGTATGATTACGAAGGCGACATGGCAATGTCCCAACTAAAGTCAATCATTGCCAACTCGCAGCGTATGCATGACTCGTTGAGTGAAGATACAAATCTTCCTGAGTGGGTTCAGTCGAAGATTACTCTTGCTGAAGATTATATCTCAACTGCTGCTAACTATCTCCAAGGTGAGGTGAACGAAGAGCAGATCGACGAACTGTCAAAGAAGACTATGGGTTCTTATGTCAAGAAAGCATCAGGCGCTGAGCAACCAAAGAATGTAATGTCACCAAAGAATGTTCCTTTGACAAAGATTGCTGCATACCAAGGCGACAGCGAAACAGGACACTTCGGTAAGAGATTCAACCAAGCAACTTATGATAAAGCAGAGCGTCTCCGTAAGAATCGTGAGACAGGCATCAAGAGAGCAGTTGATAAAATTACCAAGGAAGAAGTCGAACAGGTCGATGAACTCTCAAAGGCAACACTGAAGTCATACGGCAACAAGGCATCTGATCAGGTTCGTGACTATGTGACAGATAAGTCAACTTCATTCAAAGCTTCAATGAATAACATGAAAAGAGAAAAGGGTCTTCAATCTCTTCAGAAAAGAAAAACTAATGAAGAAGTCGAACAGGTCGATGAGATCTCGAAGGCAACAATGGGTCGCTATATTAACAAGGCAAAAGACTCGATTGACAACACATCATATAGAAGCGGTATAAAAGATGGAACAGCGATTTCTTCATCGACTCCATATAAATCAAATAATCCGCTAGAGAAAAAACTCACAAAGCGCCATAAGGGTATTTCAATGGCAGTCAAGAAACTGACTAAAGAAGATATTGATACAGCAAAGTCGATGCACGAGTCATACAAAATGAAGTTCGATGCTGCTCTAGAACATTATAACATCAAGTCTCCCTCGGAACTTGGTGAAGAAAAGAGAAAAGAATTTTTCAACCACGTAGATCAAGAATTTAAAAAGGGAGACAATTAATGTCCGCATGGGGTAAATCAGATAATAAATCATCAGATGGTACGGTAACTCTTACTGCGCCATCTATCACATTCAATGGCGCCACAGGTCACGCTGCTGGCGTTTATACTTCAGCAGGTCATCCATTCCAACTTGGTGATCCTGTTGTTTATTCAAACGGCGGAGGAACTTCGGTCGTTGGTCTAACATCTGGTAACACATACTATGTTACTAATGTAACAGCAAACACTTTCATGGTTGCTGCTACAGAGGCGGATGCACTGCACAATTTCCCAACCACAATCGCATCAACCGATGGTATTGGCACTTCACATACATTCACACTACCACTTGCATTTGGTCGTGGAACTCTAACGGGTACTAACAGCACCATATTTACTGAAGAACTGTTTGTCGGTGACATTGTTCGCGCTTCGGCAACGGGTGGCAATCAGGAAATGATTGTAATCGCAGTTACTAGCGATACACTTGCTACTGTAATTAACGCGAATCCAGGTACGACTCTGACTGCATTTGCTGATGATGAGAGTTATAGAATCCACGAGAAACCAACCTTTGTTTCTTCTGTTGCGACAACTGACTTCGAATCAACACAAGTATTCGGTGTAAGAAGCGACGAAATCCATGGTGACCAAACAGGTGGTTATATTTCGGCAGTTGCTCTAATTCAGGGTGGTGCTGGATACGTTGAAGTTCCTGGTGTTTCGTTCTCTGGTGGCGGCGGCGCTGATGCTGAAGCAACAGCAACAATCGCGGATGGCGTAGTTACTGCAATCGCAGTAACAAACAACGGTTCGTCATATGAAACTGCTCCAACAGTTACTGTTGCTGGTCCTGTTCTAACTCTACCAACAAGCACAGTCAGTCCAACATTCGACTACATCCAATATACTGCGCACGGTCAAGCACAGGGCGCTGCTCTAAAATACCAAGATGGCGGTGGCACTGCTGCTAGTGGTCTGACTGATAACACAACTTACTACGTTTCTACTATCGGTCTAAGTGCTAACGCATTACGCCTGGCATCTTCGTCAGTCCTTTCTGCTGGTACTACACTTGGTACTGTTGCTATTTCAGGCACAGGTGGTCAATTCACTTGCGCGAATGCGACTCTTGCTACAGGTGACCGTGTTCAGATTACAGGAACTCTTGGTGGCACTGGTTCGATTACTGGTTACACAACTGGAACAGTATATAAGGTGTCGGCAGTAACTGGAACATCTCCGAGTGTGACAGGGTTCACGCTAACAGATGAAGAAGGTGGTGCAATTGTTACAACTGCTGGTACTCCAACTGGTCTGACTTACAAGGCAGGAACTCTGGTTAACATTTCCGGAACTGGTAATAATGCTCAGTATCTAGAAATTGTTGCAGGAACTACTGCGACTGCTAATGCTGCTCTTGGTGTAAACCAAGGTATTGATGAGGCAGAATCTGGTGCTGTTGCTCACACTGGTTGGGTGCATCGCAAGGTTCTAACTGGTGCTCATGCTGGTCGTATCCAGTATGAAGTTCTAGTTGCACTTTCGAAGAACGGCATCACTAGCGATGCTTCTGATGATATTGCGTTCCCAGAGGACTAATAAATGGCAGATAGCAAACTTGTCGCACTAACAACAGCGTCATCGCTTGTTGCTACAGACTTGATGTATGTTGTTAAACCAGCAACATCTCCATATGATCACAAGGTAAGTGTTGCTAATCTGTTTGGTGGTATTCCAGTTCCTGTAGTTCTGGAAGACGATCTGATTCTTGGTGGCGCTGTGCAGACAATGACTTCTGCTGGCGCCATCAGTATCGCTTCACTGGTAACAAAGATTACTTCGCCTGATGGTGCAGGGACTCTTTCTATCGTAGATGGAACTGACGGGCAGATTAAAGTTGTTGTAATGACAAGTAATACTGGTGGTCATGCTCTAACAATCAATGATAATATTGGTCATTCTTCAATTGTTTTCAATTCAGCGGGTGATACTGCAACGTTGATGTGCTTGACTGGAAGATGGTATTTCATTGGAGGCACAGCAACGGTAACATAATATGAATGTATTGAATGAAGAAACTTTTTTAATGTTCGCAATTAAACACTATGATAGTCCTGGATGCACTGGTATTTCGGATTTACAGGAAGATTTAAAGCGGTTTGTTTATCTTCGAAGATTGTTGACGCGATATCAAAATACTAATGTTTTAAACGATCGTCTTATTATAAATCATTTGTTGGTTCTATATAATGTGTTCAATCAAGCAGCGACAGATATGATTGTCTATAAACTTTCGGATCTAATGCCTCTGATTAAACCGTTTCTGTTGTTCTTAAATCGAATGACAGAAGATGAGTTACCAGATGTCTTTATGGATCAGACGATCGTTAACAAGTTAAGAGGGATTTAATGGCCAGGTTTGTCGATGCACTGATAACATACCGCATTTTACGTATGTTGACGACTTCATTTACCGAGACAGATGCATATCGTCTCGGTATCATCGATGCACATGGTAATGTCCTGAAGAGAGAACAGGATCTTGCAACGGAAGAAGAAAGAGAATCATACAGTCTCCTTCACCGTATGGTCTTTAAGTTGAAGCGAATCATAGAAAAAGTTCCATTTGCGAATAGTAAGTTTCTTTCTTTCGCTGCTGCTATTGCACTTGTTAAGGAAAACGTCGAATACGACGAGGATATCCTAGAAGAAATTCTTTATATGACAATGGAACACGAAGAAACTAAATCTATTGCAGAACAATTGGAATTGAATACAATGTTGTCATTTAAAGACTATGTTACTGAAGAAGGCATGGGCGTCGCTGGTGGTGCTATTGCTGGTATCGGTATAAATAATCCAAGTATTCCAAACCAAGCGGAACCTGGAGTTTCTAAGGCTGCTCAGAAGAAGTGGCGTAAAAAGAATAAAATTATAAGAAGGAAATAATTCCCATGAATTTGTCAAATTTTTTCTCATCACCACCGATTGAATCGCTGGAACAACTTGAACTCGAGAAGGGCAAAGTCCAACTTACCATTATGAAGATGGTAACGATTGTTCTAGCATCTATCATGTTAGCAGTTGTATTCATCTTCCTTATTGGCATGTTCATGCCAAACGATCTAATCGATAATAATGAGATCTTTAAGATTATTGGTCCTGCGTTCTCGATGATTATTGGTGCTTTTGTTGGTGCTTTTGCAACGATGATGGGCATGAAGGTCACTGAGTTTGATCCAAATGTTAAGGTTCAGGAACTTGGTAAGACTGACTATAAGCATCTTGCTGAGGCGCACACTGAACACGCCAAAGCAGAGTCGATCGAAGCAGATACTGAAATCAAACTAATGGCTGCTATCGATAAGTATAAAGACAGCGACGACGACTTCGGTCCATTTTAAGGGGTAAGATAATGACACAACTAACTGAACATTTTACTCTCGCAGAAATGATTGTATCGCCAACCGCAAAGCGTCTTGGCATTCCTAACACACCAACTGCTGAACATATTGAGAACATGCGTTACTGCTGTGAAAAGATTCTCGAACCTGTTCGTGCCAAGTTTGGTCCAGTAACAATCAACTCTTCGTATCGTGCACCACTTGTCAATAAGGCAGTTGGTGGATCTGCTACTTCCCAGCACGTTAATGGTCAAGCAATTGACTTTGAAGTAAAGGGTGTTGACAATAAGAAGGTTGCTGACTGGGTTGCTGACAATCTAGAGTTTGACCAAGTCATCCTAGAATTCTATGCTGCTGGTGATAAGAACTCTGGTTGGGTCCATGCTTCCATTAAGAAGGAAGGCGGAAACCGCAAGCAGCGTCTGGTTGCTACCAAGTCTAAGGCAGGTGGAACAAAGTATACTCCTGTTAAAGATTTCGATCCATCGACTACTAGAGAAGCAGGTGCTCCTGCCGTTCAAGCAGTCGCGCAGGTTGCTAAGGCAGCAGTCCAAGCACCAACTGTTGCTGGTCTTGGACCAATGGCAGCACTTCAAACTAAGTGCGGTATTACTGCCGATGGTAAGTGGGGTCCAGGAACATTCAAGGCAGCAAGAGATTACTACAAGTTGTCGACAGCTGGTGCTGCTCACTTCTTCGGACAGTGCGCACACGAGTCGGGTGGTTTCAAGGTATTCCAAGAGAACCTGAACTACTCAGACAAGGGTCTGAACGGTATCTTCAAGAAGTATTTCCCAACAATCGCATCGACTGCAGGGTATGCTCGCAAACCAGAGAAGATTGCTAACAAGGTCTATGCTAATCGTATGGGCAATGGTCCAGAGTCATCGGGTGATGGATGGAAATTCCGTGGACGTGGTCCGATCCAGTTAACTGGTAAGAGCAACTACACTCAATTCGCCCAAGACATCGGTCGCCCAGACGTTCTAACAGATCCAGATATCGTCGCAACTGAACTCGCATTCGAATCAGCACTATGGTTCTTCAACAAGAACGGTCTGTTCGCAATCGCGGGTAAGGGTGTATCTGATGCAGTCATCGGTCAGATTACTCGTCGTGTAAATGGTGGTACGCATGGTCTAGATGACCGCATTAAGAAAACCAAACAATTCGCAGCATGGGGATAAGAATATGCTTAATCAAATCAAAGACGCACTAAAGAAACTTTTCGGTTTTGTTGACACTAACAAGGATGGCAAGGTCGATCTTGCTGAGATTACTGCAGCAGTTGACAAGGCAGAAGACAAGTTTGAAGAAGTTAAAGCAGTTGTCAAAAAAGCACGTAAACCAAAGGCAAAGTAATTGGAATCTTTGGAAACAAAAGTCGCGGTAATCGAACACGATCTGAAGCAAATTCAGGTCGTGTTCAGTCGTCTCGACCTTGCCATCGAAAAGATTGGTGATGTTTCCAACTGCATCAATAAGATGCTCGCTGTCCATGACACCAAACTCGATGCGCAAGAAACAGTCAACGAAGATATCTACACGAGTTTAGAAGTGCATAGACAAGAAACCAAGGAAAGTAACGCCGAGTTACATTCGCGTATCACGACAACCACTCGTGAACTCGAGGCAAAAATTCAGTCGACTGAAGACAAGATGCTTGCTGCTATCAGGGATCTTAAAGGTTCAGTTGATAAAGAAGAAGAAAAACATAAAAATCGTATTGACAAATTGGAAAAAACCAAGTATATTATGATTGGTGGTGGTATCGTTCTTGGTGCTATCATTACCAAGATACTTCCAATGCTTATGAAATTTATTCAATAAAAGCCTTTACTTCTCCGATGAAATCGGGTATAACTATATTATGAGTTTATATATTGATATCAAGTATCTCCATTCGGTTTCGTATCGTCTCGAGAACTTCAAGAAAAAATCACAAGATCTATATAACTGCAGGTGTCCTCTCTGCGGCGACTCACAGCGTAATAAGCGCAAGGCGCGAGGATACTTCTATCGCGGGAAGAACGATCTGTATTACAAGTGCCATAAATGTGGCGCGAGTCATCACTTCGGAACCTTCCTGAAGAACTTCGATTCAAATCTTTATAGTCAATATGTCGTAGAGCGTTATGCCGATGGCGCTCATAATAAGACATCACACAAGACTGTAGAATCAGTTCTCAAGTTTGAAGAACCGAAGTTTGCCAAGAAACCTGAACCCAAACTACTCGACTCGATTATGGATCGACTTGACACACTACCAGATGATCATGAGGTAATCCAATATGTTACTGACCGCAAAATCCCTCGCTCTGCTTTTGATCGGTTGTATTTCATTCCTAATGTTAAAGACGTGGTTCAACTTAATGCTAAATACAAAGATTCGATCATCACAACTGAACCGAGACTCGCGATTCCTTTTCTTGATGGCGCTGGTAAACTACTTGTTGTTAGTCTTCGTGGAATCAGAGGTGAGTCATTACGGTATATCAATGTTAAGGTAGATGAAGATGCACCATCGATTTTCGGTTTGGATCAAATCGATCCTACAAAAGAAGTACTCGTCGTCGAAGGACCCCTTGACTCCCTTTTTCTGGATAATTCTATCGCTTGTGCTGGAACGTCATTCGGAAAAATCGACCAACTCCCGATACCGAAAGAAAAAATAACAATTATTTTCGACAACCAACCTAAAAACAGAGACGTTGGTAAGTTGATGAATAAGTATATTGATATGGGGTATAAGATGGTCATCTGGCCAGATGTTCCAGGAAAAGATATTAATGAAATGATTGAAAATGGATTGACTTCTGGTGAAATCCAGAGTATTATAAATGATAATACGTTTCAAGGTCTATCAGCAAAGGCAAAGTATGCCATGTGGAGGAAAGTATGAGCGAATTGGTCGCTAATGAATATGGCGTAGAAATCCGTCATACCAGAATTACAAAGTTGCGTATTCATCGAACAGACGATATGTGGTTGGTCGAATACCGACGCGAACCTCGCTGGTTTCTTGGTCTCGACCGATGGTGGTGGTTCGATGATGGCAGGTATGCAAATTATGCCGATGCAACTGACCGTGTAGACCATCTATTGGGCATTGGTTTCGTAAGCAAGGCACAGTTCCAGACTGTCAAAGAATTTGAAGTCGAGTAATGCTTTATACTGGATCGGGAAACATCCCAAATCATATTTACTGCTGGGTGCAATCATCATTCATTCGTAAAGATGTAGAACCTTATATCTTTGAACCCTGCGTTTGGTTTGCATTACATTCAAAACCTGGACATTCATGGGGTTGCCATGTGATGTTGGAATGTGGTGCAGTCTACCGTGGCGTTCCTCCGCATGCTCTGGCATTTTCTGTAGAACCAGAACCATTTTGGAGACTTGATGATACACAGGTATGGGATTGTTATGGTGATCAATTCTCAGTTGTCAGTTATGATTATCTAAACACCCAGCGAGCAGAGATACGGAGCACTGGAGAGTTTGGTCGCTATCTGTTTACTGCCATTCCGATGAACGATGGTTACAGTATGCATCCATCGCAGTCTAAGGAGTTTATGTTTATAGAACTAGACAATGGCAGACTGTGTATCATGCCAACAAATGAACTACGGTTCCACGACAAGTCATTTACCGAGGGTGATTGGCCGACTAATATTAAACTGAATACAAAATCATGGAGAGTTGAATGAAAGATGATATTAAACATGTGCTTCGGAAGCATTTTCAAGCACACATTGAAAAGCATGCAATGAACGTGCGTGTTATGATGAATAACCCAATGGCAATTCATGAGCATACTGACTTCATGGGTGCGATTGAACTAGAACTTGGTCATATCGCTGAATACAAAGACAAGTTGGAAGCATTGGAAAACATTTAATGAGTGAAGTAAACCTAGTAAGTCTGTCGAAACCTTCTGCCTACACAGAATGTAATACTGCTAATGAACTTGTTGCATGGGCAGCAAGAGTATCTAATCCGTCAAACCAAAACAACACCGCAACAGCACCTAAACTGGTTCAGTATCTTATTAAGAACCAACACTGGTCACCACTGGAGATGGTCCATGTCGCAATGGAAATTAAAACAACACGAGATATTGCCCGCCAGATTTTGCGGCATAGTTCTTTCAGATTCCAAGAGTACAGTCAGCGTTACGCCGATCCAACCAAGGATCTGGGATTTGTTGTACGGGAAGCACGTCTGCAGGATGCCAAGAACAGACAGAACTCAGTAGAAGTTGAAGATAGCGAACTTGCTGGAGAGTGGGATTTGAAACAACGAACCTTAACTCATGCTGCGGTAGATGCTTATGAGTGGGCAATTGAAAATGGTATCGCCAAGGAACAGGCACGTGCTGTTCTCCCTGAAGGTCTAACAGAATCAACTATCATCATGGCAGGTTCGCTTCGGTCATGGGTTCACTACTGTCAGTTGCGCATGGATAAGGCGACTCAAAAGGAACACCGTATCGTTGCAGTGCAGTGCTGGGATATAATTGCCCATCACTTCCCTGATGTCAAGGCAGCTCTAGATAGCATGGCAGCACAAGCAGAGTTTGAAAGAAAACTCCCGTGAGAATTCTACTAACTGGACATGAAGGGTTTATCGGTAGGAATGCGCTTCGTATTCTTTCTAAGAATCACACTGTAATTCCATACGAGGGAGATATTCGTGAATGGAAGATGACAGAGTCTTACGGGAACCCAGATGTTGTTCTACACCTAGCAGCACTCGCTGGTGTTCGCAAAAGTTGGGACGATCCAGAAGGTTATTGGGAAACTAATGTGACTGCATCGAATCGCATCTTTAGATGGGCAGAGATTAATCGGGTAAAGGTAATCTATGCATCTTCCTCCTCAATTTATGAGTGGTGGAAAAATCCATATGCTACCAGCAAAAAGGCGATGGAAGAACTTGCGCCATATACCTCAATTGGTATGAGATTCCATACAGTTTATGGTCCAGACAGTCGCCCTGATATGTTCTATGATATGATGCTTAATAATAAAATCGAATATAAAACAGAACATCTTCGAGACTGGACGCATGTTGAAGATATTTGCTCTGCGATTGAAATTCTATTGACTAATCCGAATTATTCGGGTATAGTAGATATTGGGTCGGATGAACCGATCTCTGTCAGTGAAGTTTTGGATACCTATGGATACCGAGATGTTCCTTTCAAAGATGTTGTTGGTGAGAGAGAAGTCACTCATGCCAATATCGATGAAATGCGCAGACTCGGATGGGAACCTAAATATCACATTCTTGAAGAGGTGCGCAAATGAGTGATACTATTAAAGTTGAATACGATCCTTTCGCAGACGAGCACTATATTGTTTGGGAAGGTTTCGAAAAACTGCAATGGAAAGAAGGTGATACTATCACGTGGGTTGCCAATGAAGATGGAAGTTTTACACTAATGAAAGAAAATACTATGAATTATCAAGAAGACGTTACTGAATTTATGTCCGCAGCGGATCAATATGTTGGTGTAAAACCTCATCTAAATGATGATAATATGGCGCAAGCAAGCCTATATATTAATCTAATCGATGAAGAATACCGCGAACTTTGCGATGGGTTTCTTCGTCGTCATATTGGAGACATTGCTGACGGTGGTGCCGATCTAGTCTGGGTTGTTCAAGGATTGTTTGCAACTCTTGGTATCAACTTTGAAGAAGTGTGGAAAGAAGTGCGTGCTTCTAACATGAGCAAGGTTTCTGATAATGGTAAGATTAAAAAGCGCGAGGATGGTAAGATTCTGAAACCAGAATCATATTTCAAACCAGACATCGAAAAAGTGTTGAAGGAACAGGGACTATAAATGGCAAGAGAGAATTATCTGGATATTGAAATTGACCTATCACGGGACTCCCTGTTTGACAAACTAGGTATTCAGCGACTTCAAGAATCATATATGAAGGACGACGAAACGTCTCCACAACATCGGTTCGCTTTTGTTTCAAAGACGTTCGGTTCTAATCCTGAACATGCGCAGCGTCTATACGAATATGCGTCAAAGCACTGGTTGTCATATGCCACTCCGATCCTCTCGTTTGGTCGGTCGAAGCGTGGTATGCCAATCTCATGTTTTCTAAACTTCATTGACGATACTGCGGAGGGTCTAGTTGAAAATCTTTCAGAAACTAACTGGTTGTCTATGCTTGGTGGCGGCGTTGGTATTGGTTTTGGCATTCGCGCCGCAGATGATAAGTCTACTGGCGTTATGCCTCACCTTCGCACTTATGATGCTTCTAGTATGGCTTACCGTCAAGGTCGCACTCGTCGTGGTTCTTATGCTGCTTATCTGGATATTTCTCACCCTGATGTTGGGTTATTTCTAGAGATGCGCAAACCGACGGGTGATCCCAACATGCGTGCACTGAACCTGCACCATGGGATCAACATCTCGGATGCGTTTATGGAAATCGTTGAGCGTTGTATGACGGACAAGGATGCCGACGACAGTTGGAACCTTACCGATCCGAAATCGGGTGAAATCCGCGACACAGTTTCAGCGAAGGAACTTTGGCAGAAGATTCTCGAACTTCGTATGATGACAGGTGAACCATACCTACACTTTATTGATACGTCTAATCGTGCAATGCCGCAGTTCCAGAAGGATCTTGGTCTAAAGATTCATCAGTCAAATCTCTGTTCAGAAATCATTCTTCCAACGGATAGGAAGCGTACTGCGGTTTGCTGCCTCTCGTCCGTTAATCTAGAATACTATGATGCATGGTCGAAAGATCCGTTGTTCCTCAAGGACATGGCGGAAATGCTAGATAACGTGTTACAATACTTTATTGACAATGCTCCGAAGCAGGTTGCTCGTGCGATCTATTCAGCAAAGCGCGAACGTTCTATTGGTATCGGTGCACTAGGTTTCCATGCTTATCTTCAGCGCAAGGGTATTGCGTGGGAGTCGGCAGTCGCTAAGGGAACGAACATGCGAATGTTCAAACTAATCAAGAATCGTCTAGATACTGCGAATCTAGAACTTGGAACAGAGCGTGGCGAAGCACCTGATGCTGCTGGCACTGGTCGTCGTTTCTCACATATGCAGGCAATTGCTCCAAACGCATCGTCGTCAATCATCATGGGTAATACTAGTCCGTCGATTGAACCATGGCGAGCAAATGCATATCGTCAAGATACACTATCGGGTTCATTTTTGAATAAGAATAAATATCTTGACGCGATTATTCTAGAAGAAGCGGCATTCGGCAGACCTGCTGGTTGGTATGACGAGGTTTGGTCCTCGATTATCGCCAACGATGGTTCGGTGCAGCACCTTACATGGATGGACGATATTACTAAGAGTGTCTACAAAACCTCGATGGAAATCGATCAGCGTTGGGTTATTGAACATGCAGCAGACAGACAGAAGTTTATTGATCAGGCACAGTCCCTCAATCTATTCTTCCGTCCTGATGCAAATATCAAATATATTCATGCAGTCCATTATCTTGCATGGAAGCAAGGTTTGAAGACTCTATACTATTGCCGTTCCGAGAAGATTGGTAAGGCAGATAAGGTATCAAAGCGTATTGAACGAGAAGTAATTAAAGAACTCGACTTCAAAGCAATGATCGAAGGTGACACCTGTGTTGCATGCGAAGGATAAGAAATGACACAATTTTTTGCAGAGATTTATACCAAACCTGATTGCCCCTATTGCGTATTGGCAAAGGAATTCATGACTGGTATGGAAATTCAGTATATTGAAAGTGTGGTGGGTGAAGATGTATTATGGGAAGATGTAGTTGCCGCAGTTCCTGGGGTGACAACTGTTCCGCAAATTTGGATTAATGGACATCACGTCGGTGGTTATGATGGTTTAATCAAATGGGCGGAGAATAATTAATGGCAAAAGGCAGCAAGTCTACTGGGACAACGAAAAACAGCATCAACGAAACTCATAAGAGAGGTACTTCGATTGGTAATGGGAAGATTAAAACCAGCACAATGAATAAAAATAAAAAGCAAAACTTCAAAAAGTATAGGGGTCAGGGTCGTCCATGACATTAATGAGTGAAAGATCGTATTTCAAACCGTTCAACTATCCTTGGGCGTATGATGCTTGGTTAAAGCATGAGCAGTCACATTGGTTGCATACTGAGGTGCCAATGGTCGAAGACGTGCAAGACTGGAAGAAGCGTCTTACCGATGGTGAAAAACACTTTCTGACTAACATTTTCCGCTTCTTCACACAGGGTGACATCGATGTTGCTGGCGGTTATGTGAAGAACTATCTACCGTATTTCCCTCAACCTGAAATTCGTATGATGTTGATGGGATTTGCGGCAAGGGAGGCACTACATGTTGCAGCGTATTCTCACCTTATTGAAACTCTGGGTATGCCAGAAACGACATATCAAGAATTCCTTGAATACGACTCAATGCGAGCAAAGCACGACTACTTTACGGATTTGTCGAATGCAAATGGAACACCTGAATCGGTCGCGACCAATATCGCTGCATTTAGTGCATTCACTGAGGGTATGCAACTGTTCTCATCCTTCATTATGCTCCTCAACTTCCCTCGTCACGGAAAGATGAAGGGAATGGGACAGATTGTTACTTGGTCAATCGTTGATGAGACGATGCATGCTGAGTCGATGATCAAGTTGTTCCGCACTTATGTCGAGGAAAATCGCGAACTCTGGAACGATGAATTGAAGTCCAGTATCTATACCATCGCCGAGAAAATGGTAGAACTGGAAGATAAGTTTATTGATCTTTCATTCGAGATGGGTGAGATGCAAGATCTCACATCTGCAGATGTAAAGAAGTATATCCGTTATATTTGTGACCGTCGACTAATTAGTCTCGGTCTCAAGGGTATCTTTAAGATTAAGAAAAATCCTCTGCCTTGGGTCGAGGAAATGATCAACGCACCAACACACACCAACTTCTTTGAAAATCGTGCTACCGACTATGCCAAGGGTGCACTATCAGGCAAGTGGGATGATGTTTGGGGTGTGGCAGCATAAATTTAAACGAGAAGGAAACTATCATGGCGAAGAAACTTACTATTACAAATACTAGACCGTCACATCAAACTTTGTGGTATTTTCAGACCAATCCCCCGCAGAATTCTTTATTGGATGAATGGTTAGAAAATAATAGAGATACTGTTACATTTCATTTCGATATCCTGAATGATATGTATGTCCAGGTATTAGAATATACGTTCACAGATGATGCAGTCGCTGAAGAGTTTGAAGCATTTGTTGCCTCGGGTAATCTAGGTGGTGCAATGGACGAATATCATAATTCCGTTGGTATTATATCTACTACAACTATTACTGATGTGTAATTTACATGCTTGACGAGGAGCACGAATGTTCTAGTTGTAATGCTCTATTCTCTGTAGAGCATGATATGGACGGTAAATATTATAGAGTGTTGTACTGTCCTTTCTGCGGCGAAGGGATCGATCAAGAAGAATATGATTTCGATTCCGATCAAGAAAGCGAATAAATAGTCTACTTACGGAGTAGATTATGGTAATTAGAAAAAAACGTAAGCCGTTGCCGAAGAAGGTGCATAGAGTATATTGCACTTACTTCGACGACGGCAAATTTTATATTGGGTATTCATGTAAGACAGAGAAACTTTTCGAAACATACTTCGGAAGTTCCTCTTATGTGACTAACTATGAAGGCGAAATGCGCAAGGAAGTTGTCGCTGAATACGACAGCAAATCGCATGCCAAAGCAGTTGAACATATCCTGCAATGGGAGCATAGACTCGACGACAGATGCATCAATCAAATGTGGAATGTGCGTCTGAGACTTGATCACTTGAAAGAATTAAAATTACCTGATTGGAGACCTGGATGCTATTCATAGCACTATTAATGTTGGCAGCGCTGGCGATTACATCAGTTGCTGGTTACTTTTCGATATTAGGTTTGATGGCGATTTTCCCCGCATCCCCTATTGCTGTTGCAGCGATGGGTGGATCTTTAGAATTTGCTAAACTCGTTACTGCGAGTTGGGTGTATAGGAATTGGAAAACCGCAAACAAACTGTTGAAAACATATTTCACAATCGCGATTGTGGTATTATCATTTATCACAAGTATTGGCGTATTCGGTTATCTAAGTGGAGCGCACATCGAACATAGCACTGTTGGCGGTTCCACGCAAATTAAGATAGAACAACTCGAGAGCAAGAAAACATCTGCAGAAAGGAGACTCAAAAATGCGCAAACATCTTTGGATACTTTGGACAGACTCACTACTGCAGAGGATGTGCTCGATGCTAATTTCATTCGAAACAGACAGAAACGGGAACGTGCGTCTCTCAATAAAGAAATTGAGAGTGCGACTGCAGACATTGAGACTATTGAGACTGATCTCATACCGCTCAAAACAGAAAATCTCAAACTCGAAGCAGAAGTAGGTCCGATAAAATATATCGCAGAACTGTTCTACGGTAGTGGCGATACTGCTACTATCGACAAAGCAGTGCGCTTGATGATTATTGTTCTTATCTTCGTATTCGACCCTCTGGCAATTCTTTTGGTTATTGCAGCAAATATTTCAATTTTAAGCTTGACTAAAAAGGAAGAAGCGGGTATAGTAGACTTTGTCGCTGTTGATGAGGTTGATCCAACTCCACCAACAGTGGCACCGAAGAAGGTTGTTAAGAAGCATAAACCAAAGAAGAAAATTGAGGTGGTAGTAGAAAACCCCACTGATTTCTTCGCTATGGAAAAAAATAATCTATCAACCCACGATATACCCGCACCAGATCCTCCCAGAAAATCTTGGAGAGATGGTAAAATTATTATAGACGAAAATAATGTAAGGAAAATGTGATTATGGAAATTGACCGTGAAATGCTCGTAAAGAATCTTAAGAAGATGAACGCCGAAGTGACGTTCACAAAACTTAATGGTGATGTTCGAGTCATCAAATGTACTCTGCAGGAAAGCGTAGTGCCCGAGAAGAAAACAACTCCTGCTGAAAGTAAGGTGGTAAACCCTGATGTTCTACCTGTCTGGGATACTGAAAAGTCTGCTTGGCGCTCTTTCAGATATGATACTATCACAAATGTCAAATTTATGGCTTGACTTTTCTGCAGAAATGCGGTATAAGTAATCTATAAATTTGATGAGGTGAACCCATGCATAAGTTGAAAGTCCCTATTGCTGAATCGAAATTCGTTGGTGTCGAACCCATTTGGGTTGCCGACTACGAACCTGTAAACTATCAGGCAGAGTTTGGTAATGCTCTCTCTTGGTATAATTACATCGTGGATGCTAAGGATTGTCGTGCATTCTTGAGCGACTGGTTCAAGGGTGATAGGGATAAACTGAAAACTCTCAGTAAGATTCCTGACAAGTTGCTTCCACGCACCTATGCTAATTCAGCTCGTATCGCTATGCGTGGGTTCCCTCTTAACGACAGAGATACCTCTCGTATCTGGGAGAAGGTCGAGGAAACTTTCAATAAGCGTACCAAACTCGAAGAGGATGACACCTCTCCAGAACCTGTAGTCAAGGTTGCAAAGAAACCGTTGATTGCAGGTCACTTCATTGTATCTGATGTTAATGACGAGATCGAGAATCTGGTCATTGGCGAAGATGTAAAGAATATAGCACAAATTCTTATGCCATATCGTATGGCAGACAGACATTACCTTGAGTGCGTCGAAAAGATTCAACCTATCCTCGCCGAGTTTGCTGAATTGGTAGAAGTTCGTCGTATACCCAAGGCAAAACTGACTGACATGCAATCGCAGTTGCTCGAGAGTTACGAACATCTGTCTGGTATGAAGATTGTCAAGGATATCGTCAAGTTGCTCGAATCCTATGTCAACGATCTTAAAAAGTCGCATGTCAGCAAGCAGGTTGCTAAGGTTCGTAAGAAGAAACCAAAGGATAAGACCAAATTGGTCCAGAACCTAAAGTTCCTCAAGGAAGATACTGCACTTGGTATCGCCAGTGTCGAACCTATCAATCTGCTAAACTGTAGTGAAGTGTGGACTTTCGACACCAAGACTCGAAAGATCTCCAAGTACTATAACCCAGTCAGTGGTAGCATTACTGTCAAGGGTGCAAGTCTTGTAGGATTTGATGAGAACTTCTCTAACTCACGGTTGCTACGTAAACCAGAGACTCAAGTAAAAGAATTTGCTGAACTGGCGAAAAAAGACTTGACTAAATGGTACTCAGCCGTTAAGAGTAAGCCTGCACCTGTTCGTGCGCGACTGACTCCGACTACATTAATTTTGAAAGTGTTTTGATGAGCGATAATGATAACGTGACTTTTCTTAATCCTAAGAAGAAGTTCGAAGATACAAATCCAGATAAGGAATCTCTTACATACTTCCTCGAAGGTATTGATGACTACAACTCGTATCAAGACGCCGAACGTGCAGGTCGATCAGTCATGGCAGGAATCACCAAGGTTTGCACTGAGAAGTTTGGCATTACAAAACACGATAGTTTCTATGCTGATGCAGCAGTAATTTCTGTTCTGGTATATGGGATGTTCTTGCGTCAACGTGGGATTGATACGCCTGAAACGTATCTACTAACTGATATTCGTAATGCACTTGATACAAAATTAAATGATGGGAATGATGAAACGTGATTGTTGTAGATTATAACCAGACTGCAATCAGCAGTCTGATGGCAAATTTGGCGGGTCGTCGTGACGTTGAGGTAAACATCCCTCTCGTTCGTCACATGATTATCAATGCGCTTCGGTCATATCGTAAGAAGTTTGGTCCTGAGTTTGGCGATATGGTTATCGCCTGTGACAATCGTCACTACTGGCGTCGTCAGTATTTCCCGAACTACAAGGCAAACCGTAAGAAGTCGCGTGATGAAAGTGGATTCGACTGGAACTCTATCTTCGAGGCGCTACACCTTGTTCGCTCCGAACTCACAGAGCATTTCCCTTATCCTGTAATCGACGTTGATGGTGCTGAGGCAGATGATGTTATCGCAGTGCTCGCCGAGTATAGTCAGACTATGAACACTGATGGTCTCATGCCTAGTGCTGAACCTTTCCTTATTCTTTCTGGTGACCATGACTTCCAGCAACTGCAGAAGTGGAACAATGTTAAACAGTATGCTCCTGTTCAAAAGAAGTTCTGTAAGTTGAAGGAATCACCTGAAGCAGTGCTCATGGAACATATTATCATGGGCGATAAGGGTGACGGTGTTCCGAATATCCTTTCCTGTGATGACACTTTCATCAATGGTGACCGTCAGCGTCCTATTCGTAAAGATAAACTCGCTGAATGGAAAACTCAGAAACCAGAAGAGTTTATCAACAGTGATGAAATGTGGCGCAACTACCAGCGCAACCGCGAACTGGTTGATCTATCAAGAATTCCTGAAGATATTAAGGAAAGTATTATAGATAGTTACGAGATGCAGAAGGGTGGCGACCGTTCTGGTCTATTGAACTACTTTATCGCTAATCGTATGACACAATTGATTGAACTAGTGGATGAATTTTAAATGGCAATAGTACCCAAGAAATTTAGGCAAATCAACGAGGCTCTTGACTGGGCAGTTGAAGCAAAAACAACAGAAGAACTTTCCGCACGTGTTGGTGCAATCTCAGTCGGCAACTCTATTCTTATGCGATTTATTGCATGGGGTGTGGGTTACGAACAAGGTCCATGGAATCTACCAGAAGGTAAGACTCCCTTTAAGGATGAAGGTCTCCCCGAAAATATGGGCGACACCACCATCACACAGGAGTTTCGTCGTCTTCTAACTCTGCTACCAGATGGAAGCGCAAAGAATCTCGGTCAGTGGCGTAGGGAAGAACTCTGGATGCAGATCTGTCAGGGCGTAGTAGCTACTGAGGTAGAACTGCTCGATCTTGTCAAGGACCAGAAACTCCTCGATAAGTATCCTACATTAGCAGATGTGCTAGAATCATTCCTTCCTGGATGGAAGAAACCAGAGGTTAAGAAGCAGTCTCGAGCAAAAAAGTCTTTGTCGGTCTTATAAATAAGATCTTTCCAGCACCTACGAAGAAGGAACATCGATGGGGCAAATTCTTGAGCATAAACATCTGATTATCAGAGCTGAATTGAAGAATCCACCACAATGCGCAGAGGCAATCCAGGACTGGATGAAGACTCTGGTTGATAAAATTGGTATGAAGATACTAATGGGTCCATATGCTGTTTACAGTGACATGGAAGGCAATCGTGGTTTGACTGCAGTTACTATTATCGAAACATCGCATATTGCTATGCATGTTTGGGATGAGGTTTCTCCTGCTCTCATGCAACTGGATGTGTATACGTGCTCGGCGCTAAATACGAAGGATGTCTTCGAGGCGCTACAGGAATTTGATCCAGACCATGTAGAGTTTAAATACATTGATCGGGAACATGATTTGACGTTGATTGATAAAGGCATTGTAAATGAGGTTTTACCTCTTTCAACATAAAACGGAACTGTGGATCGTAAAAGATCCAACAATCGTCCCAAAACCTCGCGAACTGATTCTACAGACAACCAACATTGAGTTGATTCGCGAAACTGCTTCTAAGCAACAAAAGATCTCTAAAGTCGTTGACAAGGTAACTCGCCGACGAAATAGATTGCACACTCCAGAAGGCAGAGAGAAAATTGCCGAGGCAAAGAAGGGTAGTAAAAACCCAAATGCCAATGGATTGTCAGACGAGCATCGAGCAAAGATTAGCAGGACGATGAAGGGAACTCGTCGGGGAGAGAATAATCCGATGTATAATCGGAGGCACTCCTACGAGACTCGTCGCAAGATGAGTCTTATGCAAAGTATGCGGGTGCGAAGGTGGTGTGTTGAACCTAGTGGTAAGACGCATCTGGTCGACCCAAGATCGTTCAGTCTACCGAGTGGATGGTTATGGGGAAGAAATTACGACCCATACAAATAGTTTGAAGAAAAGTGTTGACTATTTTATAAATCTATAGTATATTGGTTTTGTTATTGAGGTTCTTGCCCCGTGGTGTAATTGGCAACACGTCTGATTTTGATTCAGAAGAGTTCAGGTTCGAGACCTGACGGGGCATCCATTTTGTAGGAGAATATTATGAGTGACATTATTGCAGTTGATAAGTATCGCCTCTTCATCGAGCGCATCGAAAATATCGAAGCGGATCTTGATGCTAGGAAGGCAGATCGTAAGGAAGTCTATTCTGAGTTGAAAGGCGAAGGTTACGATGCTAAAGCGACTCGCCAGATTATTCGTCTCCGTAAAAAGGAAGCGCATATTCGGCAAGAAGAAGATATGATTCTAGAGACATATCGTACCGCGATTGGTCTCTAACGTTTAGGAGAGGTGGCAGAGTGGTCGATTGCTCTAGTCTTGAAAACTAGCGTACTGCAAGGTACCGTGGGTTCGAATCCCACCCTCTCCGCCAGTTGGCCCCTTCGTCTAGCGGTCTAGGACATCGCCCTTTCACGGCGAAGATCACGGGTTCGAATCCCGTAGGGGTCACCAAAAAATAATTTGATAAAATGCAAAATAGGGGCTTGACTTTTTCTTAAATCTGGGGTATACTGTGTGTATAGTTTGAAAGGAAATTGTTATGGAAGTTTTTGCATTACTAGGTGAGTTCGATATGGCAGGTTCTGTGCTCCTTGGCGTGTATGCGTCGGAAGATGAAGCACGGAATGCCCATGGTGTGTATACTCGTGACGGTGATCGGTTCATCGATTATTATTACATCGTGCGTCAAGTAGTTGGCGCTCATGTGAATCCGGATTTCGAGCATCGAATCTACATCTAGACGAGTAGCTCAATGGTTAGAGCCGACCGCTCATAACGGTTTGGTTGGGGGTTCGAGTCCCTCCTCGTCTACCAGTTTATGGACCCTTAGCTCAGTCGGTAGAGCATCGGACTCTTAATCCGCAGGTCGTTGGTTCGAATCCAACAGGGTCTACCAGTTTCGGACACTTAGCTCAGTAGGTAGAGCAACGGGCTTTTAACCTGTAGGTCCTGGGTTCAAGCCCCAGAGTGTCCACCAGTTAGGGTTGCTACTTAATAAGCACGCGAGAGATCACGGTTAGTCTCTCAAACTCTATTAACGAAGGAAGTAATAATATGAATATCAAGACTTTTATGGCAGCAGCAGTTGTAGCACTTACAGCAGCATGTGCTCCCAGCGCAGAAACGCCATCAGTTGCAGAAGCTGCTGGTCCTGCAGCAGATGAAGCACTTGCTACAGCAAATGCAACAGAAGAAGCAGCAGAAAAACCTCTAGATGCGGCAGTAACTCCGCAGGCAGATTCGAAGTAGAGTTAATGCGTCTATAGCTCAGTTGGTAGAGCACACGGCTGATAACCGTGAGGTCGTAGGGTCGGAGCCTACTAGACGCACCAATGCCAGCAGGATAAGTGTCCGACCGACTCTCATAAGGTTGGTTTGGTAGGAGCGTTACCTACTGCTGGTACCAAGCGCCGATGGCAGAGTGGTCAAATGCAAAGGACTGCAAATCCTTCCAGTCGTCGGTTCGAATCCGACTCGGCGCTCCAGGTTTGGAACATGGGCAGGACGGTAATGCAGCGCACTGCTAATGCGTACTACCTGTAAAGGGTAGACAGGGTTCGACTCCCTGATGTTCCGCCATGGTGGTTGTAGCTCAGTTGGTTAGAGCGTCGGCTTGTGATGCCGAATGTCGCGGGTTCGAGTCCCGTCTTCCACCCCATGGGGTCGTAGTCCAAAGGCAGAGACAAGGGACTTAAAATCCCTCCAGTGTGGGTTCGAGTCCCACCGACCCTACCAAATTATTTTGGTAAAAATGAAAATAAGTGTTGACTTTCTACAAAAATTGTAGTAGAATGTATAAATAAAGTTCCTGCTCTTTGACATTGTTATAATAAAATAAGTCTTTCGAGACTTATTTAATGAGCACATTATTGTGAGTCCCGCTTAAGATGCGTGTCAATAGGCATATAGTGTGTTCTTTAAATAAGTTTTGCCCTTATAGCTCAGTTGGTAGAGCAGTTGATTTGTAATCATCAGGTCGTGCGTTCGAATCGTACTGGGGGCACCATTCTTATTCCCTAATGGCGCAGCGGTAGCGCAGTTGACTGTTAATCAATTGGTCGGTGGTTCGAATCCATCTTAGGGAGCCAGTTTATCGCGGAGTAGAGGAGTCTGGTCGTCCTCGCTGGTCTCATAAGCCGGAAATCGTTGGTTCAAATCCAACCTCTGCAACCAAATATCGCTGGCGACGGTCGGCGTAAGAAGTGTGACTGAATAATCCCCTCGTCAGTGGGGATAATGTAGACTCGGGGAGTGGTACTCCTCTTAACCAGTAACGAGTCGTTGACCGAGATTACAGATAGTAATTGACTGGGTCATGGAGGTACAACTGAATCCTCCCACTTCGCTTTATAGATTCGGGGAATTAGCTCATTCGGTAGAGCGTCTGCCTTGCACGCAGAAGGTGAACGGTTCGATCCCGTTATTCTCCACCAATATAGACCACCTATGCTGAACCTCGAGAAGTTGTGCGGAAATAATTTGCAATATATTTCTTCACATGGGAAGATTGCAACGTCGCGAAGTAAGCAATCAAGGCACACTTAGGTGGTCACTCTTTTATGCGCCTATGGTGGAATTGGTAGACACGCTGGTTTTAGGTACCAGTGCGAAAGCGTGGGGGTTCGAGTCCCTCTAGGCGTACCATTATATGCTCCTGTAGCTCAGTTGGTAGAGCAGTGGTTTGAAGAACCACGTGTCAGCGGTTCGAATCCGTTCGGGAGCACCATTTTTGGATAGGTGGGTGAGTGGTTAATACCAGCAGACTGTAAATCTGCCGCAGTAATGCTACGTTGGTTCGAATCCAACCCTGTCCACCAGTTTAGGCTCGTTAGATCAGTTGGTTAGATCGCTAGCCTGTCACGCTAGAGGCCACGGGTTCAAGTCCCGTACGAGTCGCCAATATAAATAAGTTTAATGCGGGTGTAACTCAGTGGTAGAGTGTCAGCCTTCCAAGCTGTTCGTCGTCGGTTCGATCCCGATCTCCCGCTCCATTTTTGCCCAAGTATCCCTCTCCGCTACGAACGGAGCCAAAGGTAACTGGAAGTAAGATGTAGGTTCGAATCCTATCTTGGGTACCATATACGACGTACTGTTTTTCTGGGCAGTACGGGGTCAGGCGTCACAGTGCGACTTGACTTTCGGGGATTAGCGCAGTCTGGTAGCGCACCTGCTTTGGGAGCAGGGGGTCGTAGGTTCGAATCCTACATTCCCGACCATTTTATAAGTATTACGGGGGTGAGGGAAAACGGTAATCCACGGGTCTCCAAAACCTTGAGAAGTAGGTTCAATTCCTACCACCCGCCGCCAATTTTCAATAGGTGACCTATGTATGATGAAGCAAGACAAGCAATTCTAAATTCAAGCGAGACGTCATCTGTTTATGTAGGTGCGGACTCCATTCGATTCAAACGCAACGGTCTTTGGTTTGCTAAGTATTCCACTGTTATTATTCTCCACAAGGATTCTAAGCATGGTGGTAATTTATTCTCTAGAAACGTAGAGATGCGCGACTTTGGCAATCTACGTCAACGTCTAATTACTGAAGCAGGATTTGCTATTGAAGCAGCAACTGCAATTTTAGACGTAGTTGGTCAAAGAAAATTGGAAATACACCTTGACTTAAATCCAAATCCAAGGTATAAGAGTAATATCGCAGTGAAAGAAGCACTGGGATACGTTAAGGGTTCGACTGGTATTGATGCCAAGGTCAAACCTGATTCGTTCGCTGCCACCCATGCAGCGGACCACGTTGTGCGGGGTTAGCTCAGTTGGTAGAGCGTCTGCTTTACACGCAGAATGTCGGCGGTTCGAGCCCGTCACTCCGTACCATTTTGGTATTAATTAGAGAGCGATAACAATGCCCTTATATACAGTTTTAGATGCAGAGACACGTGAACCTCAGGATGATTTCTGGGGTTCATTTGACGCATTACAAGAGTTTCTAGAGAAAAATCCACACCTTATCCAAGGTATAACTGCACCGAATATTATCGGTGGTGTAGGTGATGGCGTCAAACCACCAGACCACTTCAAGGAAGTGATGTCGAAAATTGCAGACGCGAATCCCAACAGTCCCCTTGCCAAAGACTATGGTAAAAAAGACCATAAGACTGTCAAGACGCAAGAGGCAGTTGCCAAGGCGAAGAAGAAAGCAGGAGGTTCATTGATCGGATGAACATATTGGTTGCACTCCTTACTTCAAGGGATGTTGAAAAATTAAAACGTTGTATCGAGAGTGTTCTACCTCAAACCAGTGATGTGGTTGTGGTATGTAACACTCTCGATTTTTCATTTGTAGAGCAAGCGAGATCTGTTGCAGAGGAATACAATGTAGAGTTTCTGGTAACTGAATCTAACGGGACACCTGCGAGGGGAAAGAATTCTGTTCTAGAGATTTTCCGATCTCGCCCGCATGACTATTATATGCAAGTCGATGCTGATGATTATCTCGCTCCTGATGCATTGAGCAAACTCGCTACGATCGTGGACGATAATCCCGATGTTGATGTGGTTGGTTTGATTGATGGAGTTATGACATATAATGGAAATAATACCACTGGTAATGCATTCTTCAACAGCGCTGATATCTACAAGTTCGCGAACGTAAAAGGTTCGCATGGATTACGCCTAATCGAACTTGGTAAATTTTTGGCGGCAAATCTTCTGCAAAATAGAATGTTACTGTATTCTAACAAAGTTGTCAATTCCTTCAATTTCGACGAGACATTTCTCGGTTCAGAGGATGTCGTAGCATCATATAAATTATACTATAATCCAGACATAAACTATGTTCTTACTGATGAGCATCTATATGTCTATGACTTGGAAGATAGTGGAAACTTCTATGCCTTCCTAAGTAATCCAATTGAAATTAAGAAAGTGCTTCGCGAATTGAAGGTTATTGTAAATGAGTCTAGAATACAAAATTGACTATCTTCGTGCATACAAAGCATTTAAGAAACTTCGTAGAAATCCTGCGAATACAATTTTCATTTTCGAGATCCTTCATGCATTAAATCCTCCATCATTACGCTGGAGTCTCGATCAGTTAATGAAGACTGAATCGGGTGGTGAGATAGCATACTCCTCTGAAGAAATTTCCGAGTATTTCCCGACACTTTCCGAGAGACCAGAAGGGTCTGTTGGTAGAGAATGCCACAAACTATTTCCAAACCAAGAAATCCTGCTGAAACTCAGCAGGAGAAAATCAAACAACAGTAAATGGATCGAAGCGAAACATCCGTATAATTGGATGGCACGCAGATATCGCGACACACATGACACTTGGCATACATTGACAGGATATCCTGCAAATGATACAGGCGAAATTTGCCTTGCTGCATTTTCGTTTGCACAAACAAAATCAATTGGTTGGATCGCGATATGTCTGCTTGGTTTGTTGAAGTATGGTCTTACATACAAAAATCTGTCGATGGTCCAACATGCATATCTACGAGGGAAGAATGCTAAGTTCTTACTTGCAGAAAATTATGATGACCTGTTTAATGAAGATTTAGAAGAAGCACGAATTCGTCTTAATATTATATCATGAATCTTTTACAGAACTTACGGGACATAAAGATCCAACACGTCCAACTTGACTTGTTTGGGTTCTGTAATGCTGCATGCTGGTATTGTCCAGTAAAATATATCCCACAGCCTGAGCGAACAAGGGTGCACATGCCTCTAGATCTAGTAGAAAAGATTCTTGCCGATTTGGCATCGCATCGTAACGACGAGAGTGGAGTTGTATCTCTCTCAATGAGAAACATCTACACTGCACACTACGGTGAGGTGTTATTGTATAGGTATCTCGAAGAATTTCTGGAGTTACTTCGCAAGTATAACTTCACCACTACCATTTTCAGCAATGGGATTAATCTTACTCCCAAAAAGATAGACATGATCAAGTCTAATAAGGATGTTATCTCTGAGATTATACTGAACATCCCATCATTCGAACCAGAAACTTGGGCAAGTCGTTCTGGGTTGCATGTCAATCAATACGATAGATTGATAGCAAATTTAGAATATGCAGATACAGAACTGGCAGACTTTGATAATTTGATCATACTGATTAATGGGGTCGACGATAAGGTCTGGGATAATGACATTCACAGAGGCGAGGAATTAAATAACCTGCAAATTGATATGCATCCAGTAAAGGGAGAACGTTTCCAGGCGTACAAATTTGCCAAGAGAAAGTTTAAGAACTTCATCCCATACAAGGAATACGTGCTGCATGATAGAGCAGGATTGTTGTCGTCTTTAATTTCAAACCAACCTTCGATCGAAGAGAGATTAAAAACTGGCACTGTCATAGGTTGTCGGGGATTTGAAGATGTTAAGACGGATAGAACTACTGAATGGATTCATATAAATTCTTTGGGAGAAACTTTTCTTTGCTGCAATGATTACAACATGGAGTATGTTTTCGGAGACCTTTCGAAATCTTCTCTGAGTGATATATGGGTGTCCGAAACACATGCTGAGGTAATCGTTCGCGCCAGAGATGAGATTTGTAGAAAATGTCATTATGCGGAGATTGGGTAATGTTTGAACAGATAGACAGCACATATCCCATTGATCAGTTGTTGCCATTCTGTAACCATGCAATAGATGATACAAGACCTGGAGCAACAAACATGAGTCCCGTTAATTGGGAGAATACTCGATCTTCGTTTCTACATGCGTTGTATGTTCAAAAGAGATATGATGGACTTGGAAATGGATATATTCTCTACCGAAGAGATGGTAAAATACTTTGTGGAGGTGGATATCATGAATCGAACATAGATTCTCACATGACACATTTGAGTTCGCGTAGTTATACTATTCCAGGAATGCAACTCGCAAGAGCACACGGTGACATTCATACGATAGCAATAGATCGTAGCATCGAAGCAGGAAGGTATGGAGCAATCAATACTGCCAATGAATTTAACAAGAGATTACTTAGATATCTGGCAATAAACGATCCTGTGAATTATCCTAAGTATTACTACGAGGACGGGAAGCATTTTGGAAAACCAAACTTCAGAATACACCCATATACATTACCCGACAATGGACCGTTTAAAATTAACTATACAAAACAATGGATGTTGTATATGATTTGGAATGAACACTATAAAGAACAGTTTAAGAAAATTCTAGAAGATGCGAGGTGGATTGATGCTTGATGGCATTATCTTTGGTGGTATGATCAATATAGATGAAACTCCTTCAACGGACAGTAAGGGTTTTCGTCGGCAGGATGCAACAATCAGTTATAGTTCCGTTCGCCGAAGCGCAGGAGCGCACAGAATTGCATCATTCTTGCGTCAAAATGGTCTCTCTGTCGAGGTTGTTGATTTTGCTCCTTCTTGGACATTTCGCGAATTTCAACAGTTGATACGTTCACGAATGTCACCGTCGTTCAAATTTGTTGGATTGGGTGCATTGTTTAGAATGAACACAGAGACATTATATCGCTGTTTTACATGGTTGAAGCAAACTTATCCAGACGTTACTATCATTACTGGATCAACGCAGTTTCATAACATACATTTAATTCCTGCTGACTACATGGTAACAGGATATGGTGAACATGCCATGCTTGAGATTTTGAAAGGCACTGCTAAGTGGACAGAAGAAGTCATTAACAAGGAGGGGGACAAGAGAAAAGTTGTCGATGCTATTGCACACTATCCTGCATTTCCTATGCGTAATTTATCTGTTGATTATGAAAACCGTGATTTCATGCAACCATTTGAGCATACAACCATAGAAACATCCAGAGGGTGTCGGTTCAAATGTTCATTCTGCACGTATCCTGTACTGGGAGTAAAGGATGATCATACTCGTGATGCAGAAGATTTTAGCGACAATCTTATACGAAATTATGACAACTGGGGGTTATACAGATATTCTATTGCAGATGAAACTTTCAATGATTATACCAATAAGATAATCAAATATGCAGATAAAGTTGAAAAGTTTTCCTTCAAACCATTGTTTGGCGGTTATATTCGTGCCGATCTGTTACACACTCGTCCAGGCGACATAGAGCATTTAGCTCGCATGCAGTTTAACGGACAATTTTATGGTATAGAATCATTTAATCGCCCAAGTGCTGCTGCAATCGGTAAGGGTATGGACAGCGATAAAATTAAACAAGTACTTCTAGATACCAAAGCATACTTTCTAAAGCATAATGGGTATTACAGAGGTTCAATCAGTCTCATCGCAGGACTACCGTATGACACAGAAGAGACAATGGGTGAGACTCTAAAATGGTGCGAAGAACACTGGAAAACCAACAACGTACTTATACATCCATTGGTTATTCCTAGTAATACGTTAGAGAATACCAGTCCTAGCGTATTGTCAACGCAGTACGAAAAACAGGGATATAAATTAATAGACATCAAGGGGCATCAATTGTCAGAGGATGATCCTGAATTACTACCTATATTCCAGAGTAATCAGATTGAACCCGAGATGAAAAATCAGGTAAGATTGTTTATGCGACACATGGATGAATCAGTCCTATTTAATAGATGGCAAAGTAATACAGGGTTGACAGAAAGGGACGTTGTGCTATGGGTCATCAAAAATTTCTGGGCGAATGATTCTTATTTAGATTACGGAGTCGACCATTGGAGAATGGATGATTGGTATGTAGATGGAAAAACTGATGAGGATATGATGAAATCGTTTCGACAACTTGGCGGTATTCGTCCCTCGGAGTATACGAAAGTTGCATTCATTGAAGATTATAAAAAGAAAAAGTTAGATTATGTTGAAACATAAGGAAAAAATGTAATGCTAAAGTTGACAAATTCCAGCAATTGCGGGGAGAAACCGCATGATTGATACTTCTTTTTTCTCAGTATTTACTTGTGGACCGACGGAGGATAGACGTTCTTTCGTTTTACCTTTACCCGAAAACCGACACCTTGCGATTATGTTGAGTAGCGGGGCAGACAGTTCTATTTTATTGTATATGATTTGTTCAGAATTGATCAAGAAGGGTCGTAGTGTCGATGAAATAAAGTATATCTTTACGGTGCCCAAGACAGATGGTGCAGAGGTGCACTCGCCTGGAATAGTCGCTGCCATAAATGAGATGCTGGATATAAACTTACCTGCGCCTACTATTTTTGGTGCAGAAAACGTCCAAGAACTACACCACTCACAACAAATTCAACAAAGCGTTCGTGCAGTATTCGACGAATATGCAGCGGGTGGGAAACTGTTTGTTTATCTAGCGGACAATAGAGAAACGTCCGAGTTGATCCTTACTCCAGAAGAAAAACCGTATAGAGTAGATACAAATCCATTTCCGGAATATCTGGGCATGCCGTTCAATGAATTGATGAAATCGCATACAATTGATTTACATTTTATGCATGGTACCGAAAGATTGCTTGAGATATCTCATACTTGCACGCAGCAAACATATGGCAGATGCGGCAGGTGCTACCATTGTAGGGAAAGACAGTGGGCGTTTGATCAACTCGGCAAAATAGATCCAGGAACTAATTAAATGAACCCACTAACTGAATTCGTAATCTCATATGGAGATATAATAGAACTGGGATTTCCAAATATTCCCGTAAACAAGTATAGAGATCTTATTCTCGGGCATCCAGAATGGAAGCAATACAACACATATAAACAGGGGTACAATCGTTACGGATTATCGATGACCAGTTTAGATGGCGGATACTCAGGTGTTCCGGATCTTGAAAGTTTGGGAGAATATTATAACGAAACTGGTATAATACATCGTGATTCTGATTTTAAAACTCGCACACCTTTGTCATGCGAGATACCTGAAGTAAATGAACTGTTAAATTTTTTCGGAGAAGACTTGGGTCGGTCACATTTCCTGCGGTTAGACAAGGGTGGTTTTTTCCCGCCACACAGAGACCACAATTTCGGTCTGCCTAATGACATGTTTAGAATCGTCGTACCATTCTACAATTTTCACTCGTCAAGCATGTCTTGGATTTTTGATGGTAAGGTTGTGCAACTGAGAGAAGGGACCACGTATTTTATGAATACCACCAAAGCACATTCTTTGTTCTCATATGTCGATGACTGCACCATGTTGGTGTTGAATGTTAAGGCTTCTTCTGACTATGAGACTATGAAAGAATTTATCAAAAAGATGAGAGTATATTAGCATGTACCCTTATTATAAACCACTCGGGTTGGCACTAGACAGCACTGATTGGAGATTTATGAATTTTCTGTCACACAACTATCAGTCGCAGGCATATCATTACGTAGTCCAGGGTCATACGATTGAACAATACTCTCAATATTTTCTCCGAGATGCAACTGAAGACTACAGAGAACACCAACTCTTCAAGAAGATTAGTGACCTATTTGTCCCAGAATCTCCGTATAGTGATCCGAATCACGTATACCAGTGGAGTCAGGTATCCTTTGTAGAGGGCAAACTCCCGCAACACACTGACACTAGAACTGCAGTAATATCCATACCTCTTGTAACGTTTCATGCTCCTATCGTCTGGTATGAGAATGACGTCGAGGTCTGCAACTATGATTATTCCAGCGAAGCGACACTGATCAACACCTCCATCGTGCATGGGTTGCCAGATAACAAAGCACAAAGGATATTCTTCCAAGTAGGAGGAATGCGAGAATCTTACGATGATTGCCTCGCCCAATTTAAAATTTAAATCAAAAAAAAGCAATTATTTTCATTTAGGGGCTTGACTTTTACCACGTTTTGGGGTAGAATGGTAACAATAAGAAAAGGAATTGAAAATGATTAAGGTTTACCAAATTCAACTGACTGATGCTGAAATCACTGCTGTTAACAACGGCGAAACTAGCGACCGCATCCAGGCATACTTCACCCGTTCGTTTGCCGTCCCCTTCAAGGCAGAGAACTTCCAGTATTATACCCACGTTGCTAACGTTGATACCGCTGACATGGAAGAAGCATTCGCTGCCATGAATCTTTGGGAAGGTGCTACGGTTGAGAAACTCGGTCCCTGCTCCTCGATGTCAGTAGGCGACATCCTCGAGGTAGACGGAAAACTGTTCCGTTGTGCTACGTTTGGTTTTGATGAAATTAAAGCTTGACTTTATCTCCGTTTTAGGGTAGAATGAGTTATAGTTTGAAAAGGAATTTGTTATGAAATATATTTTGCTCCTCGCTGGTTTTCTCCTCGTTGCTGGTACGATCGGCGCTGAAGATTTCTACGTCGAATGTCGCGCTGCTGCTGACTGTGTTGCGGGGGATCCCCCAAGCGCAGTTGCTTTCGGCGTCCAGATGATTGTTGGTTTTCTGATGATGCTTGTTGGTGGCGTGATGGTTTTGAAGGATGATGAATTCGCATGAGTGAAGTTGTAAAAAAGAACGTGTTCCTTGAAACCGTGAAATGGGCAGGAACTGCATGTGTCGTCGTCGCTGCGACCTGTCGCGCATTTGATTATCACACAGTAGATCTTCTGGTCTCTATCGCTGGTGCTGGTCTCTGGGGTTATGCTGGGTTCGCTATGAAGGATAAAGCGTTGATTGCAGTAAATGCTTTCGTCGTTGGTATTTTGCTTGTGGGAGTTATAGTATGAGTTATTGGTTGATTGTATTCCTTTTTACCACTGAGGGTGAGTTCGTAGCAAAGGATGTCTACGAGTCTGCAAACAAAGAGCAATGCGTTGCTTTTGCTGGTGATGTCACTCGCACCATTATCAATAGTCAACTACAGGCACAGTTCTATTGCGTAAGCGATGACCACTATATGGGTCGTAAGCAGGACGAAGATGTTCCCTACGATTTCGTCGGGGAAGATGATAGTGAGTAAATGGTCACAACGATTTCTTGACCTCGCCGAGCACGTCGCTGAGTGGTCACACGACCCTCGCACGAAAGTAGGCGCAGTCATCGTAGATGATAAGAAGCGTGTCGTCTCTATGGGATACAATGGTTTCCCTCGAGGAGTTAAAGATGATGTCAAGCGTTATGAAGATCGCCCAACTAAACATCTGTTTGTTTGTCACGCTGAACGCAATGCTCTTGACAATGCACCACATAGCGTAGAAGGTTGCACGATGTATGTGCCTCTCCTTCCTTGTAACGAGTGTGCTAAGTCGATTATCCAAAATGGTATTTCGAAGGTAGTCAGTTACAAACCAAATCGCGAAGGCGAAGGATTCAATTGGGATGTCACTCGTGAGATGTTCCAAGAGGCAGGTGTGATGCTTTTCGAGACAGAACGAGAGATTAATGTAAACGCTGGGCAACCATGGTTGCGCACATATGATGGAAAGTTGGACTAATGCCAAAATATCTTGTAGAAACAGTTAGCGTATTCCGTATGCGATATGTCGTTGAGGCAAACAGTGCATCCGATGCTAAGGATGAGGTAACGATGTGCGTAGGCGATGACTTCAAAGAGTTCTCACAACTCCATCTCGACGAGATGATTTCATCCACTCGTGAGATTACTAGCGCAGAATATCTTCGTATGTTTGACGAGGATAATGTCTATCTTAAAGACTGGGATGAAGACCAGAAACTTGATTTCGTGAATGTGATTAATTATGGACAGTGATAATATTCTTTTTATTTTGGTAATTCTATTGATTTCTGTCACCATATATGGTATAGTGTCTAATAAGGTTACTGCTGAAGAGCGTGACGAAATGCTAAATGATAAGGAAATGTTCCCATGAATGTTGCAGGTGTTAGTCCATATCGACGTCCCGTTGCTCTTGCTGGTATCAACTTCAGTAATGAACACCATCTAGTTGGATTCGCTTGGCCTTATACCAACTGCAAGGGTAAGACTTACCATACCACTATGACTCCGAGTGGATGGGTTTGTGATTGCACGGGGTTCAATTTCCATAATAAGTGTAAGCACATTACTATGGTCCATAAGAAAGTTTCATCATGATTGTTCAGAATGCAGTATTATGTTTGAGTTGCGGGGATAAGATCGTCTCCAAGCATCGCCACGATTTTGTTACATGCACGTGTGGTGCTGTTTCAGTAGATGGTGGGCAGGAGTATCTGCGTCGCGTAGGTGATTTTGGTAATGCGATGGATATCTCGTGGTCTTTACCCGACGACGTCTACAAAGAATGCGCAGAGGCAGCGCAGAATGCTATGGACACTGGGCGCAACAAGTTCGGTATTGCCAATGCAGTCATGCGCACTCTGCGCGAACGTGAACACATCGTAGCAGAAGGCGAGCAACGTATAATGGCACAAAATCTTGGCGAGATTATGGTAGTCGAAGCAGATGGGTCTCTCAATCGTTATAAGAAGGTAAATGAAGATGAGTAAGTATACTGTAGAACTTGATATAGAGCAGGTCGACCGCATTGTCGCAGACGAACTGATTCGTTGTCGCCAGTCATGGGTTAATGATCTTATGATTGGTGGTAGTGGTGTGTTTAACTGGGATGATCAGGAGGCAGAAAACGTCGAACTTCAGAAGCATATCGATGCAGTTGATGTTATACTGTCATGGTATTGCACTGACAAGCAACTAGAAGATTACGGTTTGTCCCGCATTAGCACTATATTTCCAGGAATTGATGGCAATGACCAAGGATGATTTAAAGGACAAGGCAATTGAAGCGATTCCCTATGTTGCAGTGTTTGGTGTTGCCGCACTAGCAGTTTATGGCATCACCAAGATCGCACAATCACTCGATGGTATGGATATTCCACTTGACTGGGGACAAGATCCGTATCTAACTGAACTTTCGAAGAATTCTCGTGAAGATTAACATTGGTCCATATCCACGTTGGTTCGGTCCATACCAGATTGCAGAAAAGATTCTGTTCTGGAAAGACAAGGACGATGATGCAGTTTTTGCATTCGGAGAATGGTTGGATAAGCATACACCAATTACCGAAATATCCGCATATTTTTTCAATAAGAGGAAAGTCGAGATTCGTATCGACCCATATGACACATGGAGTATGGACGATACTCTTGCTATGATTATTCTTCCTATGTTAAAGCAACTCAAGGCAACCAAGCATGGTTCACCTGCCGTGGCAGATGAAGATGTTCCAGAAGAACTTCGCTTTGCTGCCTCCGAAGATCCAGGACATGAGTTTGAAACTGACAGCAACTGGCACAAGCGTTGGGACTGGGTCATGGATGAAATGATATGGACATTCGAACAGATGGTGGAAGATGGTAACGATGATATTTACTTCAAAAATGGTGTCCTCAATGTTGAGGGATGGAAGGCACATAACAAGCGTATTGACAATGGCACCCGTCTGTTTGGTGTCTACTTTAGAGGACTATGGGACTAATGGTTAAAGAAGCAAAAGGTGGAACATTCGCACCAACAGATTATCCAGTAATTAAGCGTGCATTGCACTCGTATCTTATCGAGTGCATGCGAACAGAAGGTGTCAGCGAACGAGACCCGCATCCAGATGTGGCAATTATCTCTAACCTGATTCACAGATTGGGTCGTATTGACGGGTAATAAATAGATGCATGAACGAAGAAAACATACCATCTCGTCAGCATCGACGTTTAACTGTCTCTGAGAAGAGAGAGAAAATACATGTTATGATAGAGGAAATTGACGATTTTATCTGTGAATCTATCCAGTATTGCGATGATCCACAGGATCTAATTGCTATCGGTTCATTCCTCCAAGTTATCTCCAAAAATATTTTGACCTCTGCCTTGGGAGATAAACAAAAATGGGCAGCATCTATTACACAATACGCACTGGACACCCTGGAACACGATGTGAATGATCGCATTCCTAAAGGAGAGATTCCAGTAGAAGCATTCAAGGGAATATATTACTGATGGCATTTGAGAGAATTGGTCCTGCCTTTATCTGGCGTGGTTATATGAAGCAAGAGGCAGAAGAGTTTATTAAAGAGCAACTCGAGAAACCTCTCGCCCCAAGTCAAACCACTGGTGGATATAATTCTGGAGTCAACGATGCACGCACCTCTGAGCAGTGCATGATTAATCCTACAAATCCATATTGTCTTAAAGTTAAACAAGCAGTTGCACAACTCAACGAAGAGATGTGGAACATCAATATTTTCGAGCATTGTAGTGAGAACAACTTCATTCGTTACAATGCTGGTGGTAAATTTAAGATGCACCACGACATTATCTACCCGACAAATTATGCCAACCACGTTTCTCGACCAGTTAGAAAAATCAGCGCAATCGTGCTGCTCTCTGATCGTGGTTCCTTCGAAGGTGGTAAATTTGCATTGACAGTGGACGAGAAACGAGCATCATTCGATTTTGATCAGGGGGATCTATTAGTATTTCCCTCATATATTAGACACCAAGTGGATGAACTAACGTCGGGTATTCGTTACTCCACCGTCCACTGGTCATATGGAGGATTCTGATGGCGTTTGAAATTCCCAAAGAAGCATTCGAATCAGAGTTTCCCAACTGGAAGCACCAATGGGGTGGTGGCATCTATAATGGTATCTTCACGCAACAGAACAAGAACTTCTACGCTGCATTTGATAAACTATTTGCACAAGAGAACATCACTCGCGTCCTAGAGATTGGTACTGCAAAGGGTGGACTCACACTTGCACTTACAGACATCATTTTTACCAACGGTGCAGAGGTCCGTGATACCCCAATCATCACATATGACATTAGAGAAACTCAACATGCAGATCGACTGCGCAACAGAGGTGTCGATGTTCGAGTAATGGATGCATTCGAGGATCTGGATCGCATCTTTGACTACATTCAGAGTGATGGACAGACTCTCGTGCTATGCGATGGCGGTAATAAACCTGCTGAGTTTAATCTGTTTTCTCGTATTCTGAAGACAGACGATATTATCATGGCACACGACTACGTGATTGACAACGAATACTACGATGCATATGTCAAGGACAATGTATGGCGCTGGTGCGAGATTAAGTATAAAGATATCTCTATCGCAGTCGATAAGTATGGACTCTCCTCTCATATGACAGACGAGTTCCAAGAAGCAGCATGGGCATGCTTCAAAAAAACTTCACAAAATTACTCAAAAATGGCTTGACAATTCTCCTGAAATGAAGTATACTGTGTGTATACGATAAGGAGATTGTTATGGCGAATAATGTTACTACTAGAATTGCTTTCGTTTGCAACGAACAGGCAATGGATCTTGTCAATCAGTGGTTTGCCAAGATAGATACTGATCCGCACGCATCAGTAACCTCATTGTTCGATGTCGCCAAGGAAGACATCACTTGGGACTGGATGCTGGAAAACATCGGATCTAAGTATTGCTATGTTGACACGGTATGGGACAATTGCGTGCGTGTAGTTAGCGCATGGGACTGGCCGCAACATTTTGTTCAGTGGATGGCAGACCAGATTATCGCAATCGATCCTGATGCAAGACTCGAGATCGAATACGAGGATGAGTGTCCGAACTTCATTGGATACCACATTTTCACTGCTCTCGGAGACACTGGTTCATCCTTAGACTCTGACCAAATCGAAGCAATGATTCGACGCGAGGTTCCTGCTCTCGAGGAACTGGAAGAGGACAGCGACGAGTATTACGATATGCTCTGGGAACACTCGAACGATATCTGCGATAACTGGCAGGAGCGTGGTTTAGATATATTGGTCGGTCGATGATGTTTGTTAATCTATCCATGAAGGTTGTGGCAGACGCAGTCCTACTCGCGCTAGGAATTGCTGCTGCACACTTCATTATCGTTGGTACTGCAATTGGACAGACCAACTTCTTTGCGATGCTTCCTATCTGCTTCGTACTTGCTGTTGCCAATCTCATAATTCGTATGGCGGAAATACATAAGAGTCTTATGAATAAGGAATAAATATCTCTTATGACAGTAACGATCCAACTCCCCATCGTATCTAATCTCGACTGTGCAGGTGCAGGAGGAGATTTGTCGCTCGGAAATCTAAACGAGTATTTCCGAGGCGTCTCGCAACTTCCAGGACAGATAAAATCCCAGTTGGCAACAGCAATGAACGCTGCGGAGGATGACATCTCTAACCAGAAGCGTACTATAATCAGAACGAAGGGATACATCAGTTCTGTTGATGCTGCAAACCTGACAACTGCACTCGAGCGTTTGGCACCAGAGCAAGTGCTGGATGTGCTGGACAAAATGATGCAGGTCGAGGAGTTAATCGACCAAATCCAATCATTCCTATCTCCCCGACCATTTTCTGTCCTGCACTCGAAAGAGATGGAGGCAAAGTATCGGGCACGAGAGATCCACAAGAACATCGAGCAATTCTTCAAGAAGAAGGTTGTCGAGATTCTGACTGAGATCATCGGTGTTCTCGGTATACCAACACCCCTCGATATACCACTACCATTTGCTCCAGGCGCTGTAGTTGGTGACATGTTCACGCCATCTGGTAATGCTACCATCAAGGCAGCAATTGCCAGCAACATTACATCAGCAGCATCTATCCTTGGATTGTCGTATCGATTTGATGGTAAACTTGGCGTTAATGTTCCAGAGATGACTGCGGAAGAGGTATGGCAGAAGGCACAAGACTGGTTGAATAAGACTCTCAACGACTGGATTGGTAGTGCTATCAATGCAATCGTCGGTCTGCTAGAGAATATCCCAGTTATTGGTACTGCAATCAAGGCAGTGCTAAGTGGTGTCGATCCAACAATTGCTATCGAGACTGCCATCAAGGCATCTCTTGATTCTATTAAGACATCTGTCGCCAGTCAGATTACCAGCGCAAAGACATTAGCAGAGTCCATTGCTGACGGTAATCTATCCGAGATTGCGAAGGAAGAAGCGCAGCAACAGATCAACGACAAGATATTATCAGCGCAGAGTCTATTGGATGATGGCATCAATACAGTGCTTGGCATCAGTATACCATTTCTCGGTAGCGTCGGTAGTATGATTGGCATAAGCGATATATCGACTGAACTCAAGAAGAACAAGGTGCACTTCGGTAAGGAATATCTGTTCCACCAACTGGAGGATGCCTTCGATTACTACATCGACAAGGCGCGACGCATTTTCCGCGGTAGTTTGATTGCACAGATACATGCTCTCATCGATGCTGCTCCTGGATTTGTCAAGGCAATCCCAATCGTCGGCACTGTATTTAACTGCATCGACAAGATCGTCAAGATTCTGTCTGGGCAGAATCCATTTACTGCGTGTGATGTCATCACACTCATCGCTCCGCAGGTGTTCAATATGAACAGTCTGGTAGATGCACTCATCCCAGCGACAATCAAAAAAGAAACATCTACGTTCGGATTTATTCCAAATATCGCTTGACTTTTCCACCAATTTACGGTAGAATGTGTTTATATTATGAAGGAAATTATTTTGATCGCTACATTCTCTGACGCTGAACGTAAAGAAATCGAGTCCGTGAAGGATATCGCGCAGAAGAAACTGCGCGAACTACTATCCGACCTACCAACCGATACCTATCCATATTTCAAAGAATCTATCTTGACTGGTGGATGTTTCGCGTCTCTATTCCTATATGAAGAAGTCCATGACTGGGACGTCTACCTAAAGGATTTTGTGACTGCTCAGGCTGCCGAGAGGTTCGTAATGAGCGACACTCCGACTCTCAACGAGGTCGCAGGAGTTACTCCTGGATACATAGCAGAGATAAAGGTGAAGGGTAAGTTAGTTACTCCCAATGCAATTACGTTCAAGAATGGACTGCAGGTAATCACCATGACTGGTAAGGAACAACGCGAGACTTTCGACTTTGTGCATTGTATGCCATACTTCGATATGGTAACGCAGCAGTTGTTTATCTCTCGTCAGCAGTACGATGCTATCAAGAGCAAGACGCTGATTAAGAATCCAAAGCATGCAAACCATTTAAGTACAAAGAGAATAGAGAAATTTACTGATAGAGGATGGAGTTTCCAATGAGGTATGAGTTACGTAGATGGACAGATGACAGTCGCAGTGAGTATGTAGTGCGACAAAAATCATCAGACTACACAGCAATCAATCAACAGTTTAATCGAGCATTCTTTGCCTCGTCTGCACCTAATCTGTTGCATATTGTAGATACGGAGGCAGAACATGAGATGCAAGATTAATAGTGACGATTGGGAAGATGTAGGCAAGGTATATTTCGTGCATGCATTGAACAATCGGGTAAACTCTACCGCAGTGACACTTGTTCTGGAGGACGATGGTGGTAATATCCACAAGCGAGTGGTAGCATCACACCAGATTGAATGGGTTGAAGAATAATGGCAATTATTGACAATAACAATAGCAATTTCAGACCAATGGACTGGGACAGTCTTCGTATTCCGTCTAGTGGCATCTCGGGCGGATCAATCACTGCTGCTCCGATCAAATACGATTATAATCTATCTGGAGAACTGCTAGACTATACCATGAAGTATGATCTTGATTGGATTCTCGCATCTGGTATGTCTGAGGGAGATTTGCAAAATTATCTCAAGAAAGAACTTGCTGGTAAGTTGGCAGAGAAGATGATGGAAGATGGACATTTCTCGTTCACCAAACAGATGGACCACGCAGACAACTCTGTTCGTTACAAGGCATACACATGGGTCGGTAACAAAGATTTCATTGAACAACAAAGGAAGAACAAGCGATGACTCAAAGACCTCTGCGTCGGGCATACCAACCACCTGTCCAACTCCCGCCGATTCCCATCATTATGCCCGAGAGGCAGGAATTCCGTGTGGTGGAATATGTCAAGACAGATGACAATGGGATAATGCGTGTTGTAAAGGTTCAACTCGAAATGCAAACACACTACTTCGACCAAGATGGTATGTTCAACCACAGCGACCCATGGGCAGAAGTTGAGCGTGTGCAGATTGACATTACGTGAAGAAAACTATTGACTTCTGCCCAATTATAGGGTAGAATGGTAATTCTAAGATTGAATAGGAAACTAGATTATGCCTGATATTATGATTAACACCAAAACTGCCGAAACGTTTAATGCATTCGATAAGTTGAGACTCGCCGAGACTCGACTCGAGTCGGTCACTCGCTATGCTCCTACGAGCAGCGAAGTCCAACGATTCCAGTCTATCATTGCAGATCTACAGTCCAACATGACCAGTGCTGAACTGGTTGAATATGACACGCAGAAGAATGCAGTTGCCACTGCGGAAGAACTCAAGAAGCAACGTGCTGCTGACATCAAGCGCATGAACGAAAACCGTGACAGTCAGAGCATCTAATGGGACACTATGATGATGATCCATGGGTGAATTACAAGAATCAGTCGCACCATATCCAAGGTAGGTCGGCAGATTATGTCATCCTCGATGAATACACTGAAAATCTAGGTGATGCGCTCAATGCGCACATGGCAGACACATACAAGCAGACTGCATTAGACAAACTGTTCGGAGTAAAATAATGACAGAGAAAGAGTGGAAGAAACTACCACTACCAACTGAATCACCGCTGGTTCCGTATAAACGATATCGCGGCAGCAAGGTAACATGGTCTAGTGGCAAGACTGCCTACTACTGGGTTGAGTATCATTTTTAAAGGAAATATATTATGTTAGAATGTTTAATTATGGGTGACAGTATCGCAGTTGGCACCAAGATGTTTGCACCCACTGAGTGCGTATCCTACTCCAAGGGTGGATTCAACACCTGGCAGTGGAACAAACGCTGGGGTAGCACTCCACTCGAGGCAAAGACTGTAGTAATCAGTCTGGGCACCAACGACCACAACGGTGTGAATACCTTCAAAGAACTACAGAAGATTCGATATCGTATTCGCTCCGTGAAGGTCGTATGGATTATGCCTCCATGTAACAGCGGATTCTGTAAACCCAAGGTAAATGCCATCGTAAAGCAGATTGCTGCACAATACAATGATGTCACTATCTCTACTTCCTACGTCCAACCTGACAAAATCCATCCATCGTGGCGTGGATACAAGGATCTGGTAAAGAAGTCTGGTATCTGACATGAATGAGACGGAAAAGACTCTCCAGCGATACAAAGATGCGCTCGAGCGTATCGAGAGATTTGGACACTCACACGGACATGGACACGGATACACCTGTGCAAATATAGCAGAGGAGGCGTTGAAGAATGTATGATACGACAATTGACGGACACATGAATGAGAGTGAACTCCGCTGCATCGAGAGATGGGCGAGTGCAGTCCCAGAGAATGGAGTCATCGTAGAGGTCGGCAGTCTGTATGGACGCAGTGCAATCGCGTGGGCAAAGTCCTGCGATCCCTCCGTGAATGTATATTGCGTGGATGCATTCTATGATCCATCTACGGGTGCAGATTTCTATCCGCAGTTCCAAGAGAACACCAAGGATATCCCCAACATCACTCCCATTCTAAACCTCTGCCCATACTTCCCATACTCGAGATACGTAGACAAACCTGCAGATATATTCTTTATCGATGCAGCACATAAGAATCCCAATGACTGGGAGATTATCCAGTTTGCACTAAAGAATCTAAAGAGTGGTGGTCTACTGTGCGGACATGACTATCTGAGCATGTTCCCAGACGTAAAATTGAATGTAAACCGACTAGAAGAAATGCTGGGCAAACAGGCGACGTTCTACTCTGGAACATCTCTCTGGTCATTTGTAATAGACTGATATGTTCCTGTTCTGCACGGACACCTTTGCTGTGATGGCAGAAACTCGCTGCGGACACACAAACATGTATCACTACTTCGGAATTGCTCCATATACTTCAACTGAATACACTATAGACAACTGGAAGGAGCACCATAATCCTGTAGTAGTCCTTCGCAATCCTCTAGATCGAGTGAAATCCTCTCTCCCACTCTCCAAATCCTTCCCGAACACCATCTATATCCTGCACTCTCGTCCATATATGCATAATCTATTAGGATGCAACTTCCGAATCATTGACTTCTACGATCTCGAGCAGTATATTCCAAGAAGTAAACTGTCTCAGTCTCCCAGAACGAACACTCGGATAGATGATACCGCAGTAGTAGAGGATGTGCATGTACCAAACGATGTATATTCTCTGGAGGATCTGCGAGAAGAACTAAAAATCTATAACGAATTTATGAGAACCAAAGAGAGAATATCCGTGCAAGAATGGAAAGATCTAACAGAATGACTGCTAGAACATTTGATGATTTACAGAAGCGTATTGACGACTGGACGTATGATATGCTAAATGATGATGATAAGATGCAGGCATGGGTGGAAGAGAGAAACACTCTCAATAAACTGAATGCATATATCGGATTTCCTGCAGGGAATAGATACCCAATAGAAAGAATTCCTAGTGAGAAGCAAATAGCATTAGATGAACTGTTTGGAGTAAGTTAGTGATTTTCACTAACATTTAGTGTAAATTACGCATAGTCCTGTTCTTGAATCGAATGGAGTGAAATGGGGCGTGTCGGGGTGTGTCGAGGTTCGTCTTAGTCCACTCACACTTCGCCACTGACCGCGACACCCGCACAAAAAAAAGTTGTCGGGAAGCAAGAAAAGTGTTGACTTCTGGCACGTTTTGGGGTAGAATGGTAATACTAAGAAAAGGAACTTGATTATGTTTACCGTTGAAAAAATGAATGGCGTCTACCTCGTGATGAAGAATGGCAATGAAATGGTCAATGCCCACCGTCTGAAGCGCGATGCTCTCGCTGAAGCGTTCTATCTGGGACAATTTACCACCAAGACCGTCACCTCGCTGATGTCTGGCAAGGAAGTAAAGATCCCTGTCAATACTCCTCTCGCTTGCGATCCTTCCTCTGAAACCTACTGGAGCATGTAATTATGACTGATTCTGTAAACTACTGCCACCCTGCTGTGACTCGTGTCTACTCCACCAAGGATCTGGTCGACCAGTTGTTCGTCAATCTCCGCACTCTCGGTGATGGCAACAACTCCTTCGTTCTCGGGTATCTCTCTGCATGTCTCGCGGACATCGCAGACAAGGGTGTGGACGAACTGACCCACATCGTCGACTTCACCAATCAGCAGGTCGAAGCGAATGCATACAACAAACGTGCTGATGCTCGTCGCCAAGAGTGGGTCGACCAAGAGTTTGCTGCATAGGGAGTTTCCTTTCCTTTTCCTCTCTGTGCACCCCATGGTCCCTCTGTCAGCAATGGCAGGGGGATCATTTTATTTGTAATAAGATGAAGAAAAGTGTTGACTTCCACAGCAAATCGAGGTATACTGACTATGTCGTCTTTGAAAGAAAGGTTTAAATTATGGCTTACGAATACACACTAGCAGACGTTTACAAGATATTTCAACAAGCGGAAGACAAGGTAGCACAACTCATTGAGTTCCGCGACATGAAATTACCGTACAATATCAATTGGGACAGGATAATTGAAATTAATTCAGGAAAAGGCAAATGAGTTGTTGACTTTATCCCAAAAATAGGGTATACTGGTAGTATAGTTAAAAAGGAAAAGTTATTATGAATACCGAATATTTCTCCGTTGGTTGTGAACAAGATTACCTCAAGGGTCGGTCGGCGAATGCCCTCCTTCCCCTGAACACCCCAGAGAACACACGTGATGTTCCCTGCGAAGGTTGTGCCAACATCGACCGTTGCGCTGCTCGAATGACCGAGTGTGTCGCTTTCCGTCAGTGGACTGCTCTGGGTGACTATCTTGACAAAGACGTCATGCGCCTCCTTCGCGTCCCACGTGGCGTGTAAGTGAGGTAGCAGTACTCTCTCCAGAGAAAGTGAGCTATGGAAAGTTGGACAAGGTACCCGAGCCGCACGAGGGGTTAAGCGCCCACTTGCTTCAACATCGTCTCAGTCTTCGATCAAAAACACTTCCCTCTCCCGCTACACACTTTCCTATATAATGCCGAATTAATTTTTTTGCGGCCAGATTAGGACTCTAAAAGGTTCAACATGTTTATCCATTGCAATCGTAATTGTGCTGTCATGGCAAACCTTCGCTGTGGGTCTACCAACATGTTTAACTACTTTAAACAGGAAACACCACACGGGTTTGGTATGCGCGACTGGATGCTGCACCACAATCCCATATTGGTTCTTCGTAACCCTATAGACCGTGTTGTTTCCTCTATGCCATTCTTATGCAATGGACCACCGAAGTTACGACTCGAGGAGTTTGCTCGACATTCTGCACCGTATCTACATAATCTAAAAGTAAATAGATTTCTTACCATTGACTTTATCGATGTTAATTTTCGTATTATAGATTTCTATGACCTCGAGCAGTATATTCCTAGGATAGATACTATGCAGAAGCAGTCTGTTCGAACGAATACACGACACTATACTACAACTGCAGCAGATGTTTATGTAGAGAATTCGGTATACACTCTACAGGACTTGGAACGATGCGTTGAGGTTTATAACCAATTGATGGCAACTCGGGAGAGGGTTCCAGTAGAAGAATGGAAACAATGGAAGAGTTAAATGACTAAGAGTTACGGACAAAGTTGGTATAGTATAAACCTCGGACATGCAGGCAAGACGGTAAAGTGGAGTCAGTCTGACTCTGAAGACCGTTTTGATGCCAACATGGCAGACCCAGCAAAACGAGCATTGCTAGAGGAGTATGGATGGACGCGAGACAGTATTTCTTACACATTCAATAAAGATGGGTTTCGGTCTGAGGAGTTTACTTACGAACCGAACGACTCTGTGCTTTTCCTTGGGTGTTCCCTTACTGCAGGGATAGGTGTAGATCTAGAAAGTAGTTGGACGTATAAAGTAGCGAGTAGCCTTGGACTTCGTCATTATAACCTTGGTATAGGAGCGGGGTCGTCGGATACGTGTTTTCGTTTGGCACACCACTGGATTCCACTATTGCGTCCGAAGTATGTTATGATGCTAACACCCAAAGTAGGGAGGATGGAAATCGTGTTGGATAACCATATTCTGAATATTATGCCGAATGCATCGTATCTACCAGATTCTGTTACTGCCAAGATTAACGAATTTTACCATGGTTGGTTGTCGCACCCTGCTAACGCAGAGATGAATCAGTTGAAGAACGTGATGGGGGTTCAGACCATCTGTAATAGCATTGGCGTTCCGCTAATAGAGATGCCAATGGAGAATGTTAGTGGTGATTTAACGATCAATCGCATTGAGGGTCGAGACCTGATGCATCCAGGGAGAGAGTGGAACGAAGTGGTTGCTTCTCGTTTTTTGGACAAAATATAATTGAAAAAAGACAAATGAGGGCTTGACTTCTGCCTTGTTTTGGGGTATACTGTGTATATGATAAAAAAGGAAATTGATATGACTGAACAAAAAATACTTGATGCTCTCGCCATTGCACCTGATGCCTTTGACTACATCTATGAATGCGTCTCTGGTACTCATGGTGAAGAACTCCGTGAATATGTTGATGGACTTATGATGAATGTCTGGGCAGGAACTCGCCTTCACCCTGATGATGACTTCGAAGAAATAATTAATATTGTGCTCGACGACCTAATAGGGGCTTGACTTCTGTTGCGTTTTGGGGTATACTGTCTGTATTGGTTATGAAGGAATTGAATATGAATATCACAGTAACGGGAATGATTGGTCGTCGCGCCGAGAAAGCGAAGTTGATTAAAGCAGCAGAGTTTTTTGCAGCGCAACTGATGGACCCTCGTATGGTTCAAAATCTGACACTAGATATCGAAGTTTGGAAAAACTTTGACCTCGAAGGTGAGTGCGTCGATGAGGACGGCACGAAGAACCCTCGCTGGTTCACGATCGGTCTCAAGAACCAAGACGTGAATGAAATGATCAAGGTTCTTGGTCACGAGATGGTTCACGTCAAGCAACACGCGAAGAACGAACTCGCGACTGGTCATGCGGTCGCTGCTCGTGGTGGTCTCAAAATCTACAGCAAGTGGATGGGTCAAATCTGGAAACCAAAGGGCAAGGAAGATGCCTATTTCGATTCTCCTTGGGAGATCGAGGCATATGGTCGCGAAGTCGGTCTTTATCACAAGTGGTGTGCAGCACAGGAGGCAGCATGATGAATTTAAGTCGCAAAGAACGTATCACTGCATACATCGCTAAGTGGATTGTTTTGAACATCGCTTGTCGTATCAATGCAACTGCCGTATTGTCGCTCAGTGTAGAAGCAACACGAATATACAACGGAAAGCAAAATGCCAGCTAGATTTCTAATCAGTGATACCCATTTTGGACATACCAGCACATGGGAAAAGTTTACCCTAGAGGATGGTAGTCCTCTCCGTCCTTTCACCTCCACCGAGGAGATGGACGAGGCAATGGTAGACAACTGGAACAAGACAGTTCGTCCGCAAGATACAGTGTATCATCTTGGGGATGTAGTAATCGCCCGACGCCATCTGGAAACAGTGAAGCGTCTGAATGGGCGGAAAATCCTTATCCGTGGAAATCATGACATTTACAAGGATAAGGATTATTATGGGGCAGGGTTCGAGCAGATTCATGGCGTTCGCGTGTTTGTGGATCAGTTCATCCTGTCTCATATTCCTCTTCACCCAGACTGTGTAGGTGAGCGGTTCAAGCGCAACGTCCACGGTCACCTGCATGGTAATCGGATCATGCATACAAGAACCAACATGGTTCATGGTTACATGACTGGACTTGTTACCGAACCAGACCCTCGCTACCTGTGTGTATGCGTGGAGCAGATTAACTACACGCCGATTTCTTTTGACGATGTGCTGAAAAAGACTTGACATTTGTCGAGAAATCTAGTATAGTAGTATTTAAAGTTGCCTACATATAATGTAAGAAAAGTTTTGGAGATATTATGGTAAAAATTATTGTTGCTGAGTCTAAACTTGACTGTGAGCATTTGCTCGGTCAATATGTTGATGACAGTCATTATGACATTGTTATTAATGAAGACACAGACTGCTACATGGAATCGGTATTCGGTTCTCCAAGTCTTGGCGACGAACAGCGTATTGCGTTCAAGTTTCGTAAGAACTGGTTTACGCAGGAAGAACGAGATTCCGCATACATCGGTCTCCGCGAGGCAGCAAAAGAATCCCAGAATCGTGGACTCGCTGCTGGACCTCGCGGAGAACTTCTTGGCGTAGAGGGTCGTGGTGGGCGTGATTGGGTTACCAGTTACGAACTCGAGGTTCTAGACTTCCTGATGAATACCGATGGACGTTTGATTGACGACCTTTCCATTGAGTCTATCCGTAAGAAGTATGAAGGCGCAGGTCGTTCTACCGAGGACGAGACTCGAGGACAGGTCTGGTTGCGCAGTCAGGTCTGTAAGACATATCCCGAATACTTCGGTTGGTTCGATAAGTGGGTCGACGGTCTTCATAATAAGACCAAGGAGCAGTGCGCAGAAGAAGCGAAGATGATTGCCACTAAGTGGGTTTCGCAGACTAACTATGCGAAGTCAGTATTCTCTGGCGTTGCTGGTTGGTTCGACCGTTATCCTCGTATTCCCTTCGGTCGTGCTACTTCGTATACTCGTGACGAACCAGAGAAGTTTGCTCTTTCGTTCCCGTTCCTCCAGTCTCTAGACAGAGGTTTTAAGGAACTCCTACCGTGGCGTTGGGGTAATCAACGAGCAGCGGCAGACAAGTTGGACCCTCGCTTCCTCGTTCCCGAGACAGTGTTTACCACCATTACTGTCAACAAGACTTTCCGCACTGCGTGTCACCGAGATGCTGGCGATCTAGATAGCGGATTGTCGAATCTTCTGGTAGTTGGTAAGGGTAACTATACTGGTGGTTATCTGGTATTCCCAGAATATCGTATGGCAGTGAACGTTCGTCCAGGAGATCTTTTGCTTGTTAACAATCACGAGATTATGCATGCTAATACTGAGATTGTTCTAGATACTCCAGATGCTGAACGCATTTCGTTGGTTTGCTATTTCCGCGAAGCAATGCTAGATCTTGGACCATGGGAATATGAGCAGACTCGCGAACAGTTTGTAACCGATCGTCGAATGGATCGCAACCACAAGTTCTATCGCCCACTCTGGAATGGCGTTTCGCCTGGAATGTGGGACGAACCTGAGTGGTATGAATACCTCGAAGGTAAGATGGGTCGTGAAATTGTAGAAAAGTTCCACCCTGCAGCGTTCAAGGTGGAGTCTTCACTAGAGGATTTGTTCTAATGTGCGGTGTTGTCGGCGCATTTCTTCAAAATCCCAACGCTGAAGACATGATGCTTCTGAAGCGTGTTATCTCCGAGTCTCGTATTCGGGGGTTACACGCAACAGGTGTGTCGTTTGTTCGCAAAAACACAATCTTTACCATCAAAGCACCACTTCCAGCGGATGAATTCCTTGCTGGCATTGACATGTATAGCATGTTGAATGAAGATGGCAACCTTTATATGGTTGCACACTGTCGTTATAGCACTTCAGACCTAGAATTTAACCAACCATTGTTCACTGACAAGGTTGCAATCGTGCATAACGGTGTAATTACACAAGAATTACCCGAAAATTGGTCAAAAATTAGTTCTTACGCGACTGAAACCCGAAATGACAGCGAACTTTTGCTAAAAACCGTTGAAAATGGTGAAAATCCACTTGAACGTTGGCCTGATGCGTCAATTTCAGCGTGTGAAGTTCATTCTGACAAGATTTTTCGCTTCTACCGCAATGGTAAACGCCCACTTACACAGTATAGAACTGAAAATGGCGTAATTGTTGCTTCTACTCATGATATTTTTAATCGTGCAGGTGTAGAAAAAACTATTGACTGTGACATGAATATAGTTTATACTGTTTCTGATGGTGAAATTACTGAAACAGCAGTAAATACTAATAATAAGGACTTGCAATATGGTAAATATGAAATATGATACTGAAGACTTCACTTATGGGTACGAAATTGAGTGGGGGGACATAGATCGTCGTGTTGAGATTCCAGAAGAACTTGGTGCATGGGAGTTTGCGGAAACTGACATTGTAAACATTCACAAACCGTATCGTTTTGTCGCGTGTGACCCATTGGGGGTGGAACCTCCTTTTGGTGGCGAGATTAATACCAAACCAACTCGCACGTGGGAGGAGCAGGTTGATCGCATCATGCAAATTCATGAGTTGTTTGTCGATTTCGGCAACGAACCAACTGCATCCTGCGTCAACCATGGACACCTTCACGTTTTTGTTCCAGGTCTGAAAGATGACATTGATGCACTGAAGCGTCTTACTGCGTTTATCAAGGCAAACCAGAAAGACACTATTGAAGCGTGTTATCAGTTCCGCGATGGTGGTGGTATGAAGTCAGCAAAGGGTGCTACGACATATCTCAAGTTTGACGGTGGTCGTGAGATGCCTGATTACATGTGTGATAACATTGCTAACCTTGCAACTGACTTCGATTCGTTTATTAAGATGCATGCAGCAGGTAAAGATGGCGTTTCCATGGGTCGTCCTTTCCGTTATGCGATCAACATGTATTGCATGAAGCATACTGGTACGATTGAGTTCCGTTGCTTCCGTTCAACTACCGATCGTAAGCAGATTGAAGATCAGTTCAAGTTCGCGACTGCGTTTATTGATGCTGCATTGAATGGCAGTTGGGCGAGTGTAAGGGAAATCCTAGATTACTACGACTTTGACTTCCCTCCATTCATCTGGGATCTTAACGAATACGCTGGTTGGATTAATACCAAGTATGACAAGTCTCGCGGTGAGAAGAAGCGAGAATTCCACGATGTTGTCTAGGTTGCGTCGAACCAGTCGCGAAGAATTTAGTAAACACATTACAACTCAGAAGCAAGATTCCTTTGCAAAGACTTTTGTCGCAAAGGCAGACATGCAAGAACTCTGGGATAACTGTATGGGCGTCTGGGAAGATGATAATCTTCTCGGCGCTATCATCGTATCATTCTCTAAGCGAACTCCCATCATTGCCAACCTGCAGTTACTTCACACATTCTATGCCTCGCGTGGTAAGGGTGTTGGCAGGACGTTGTGTGACTTTGCTATTGCTGAGGCGCATCGATACAACGCTGCATACTTCCGAGTTTCTGCAGAAGCAGATGCAGTCCAATTCTACGAGAAATGTGGATTTACTTTCCTCGGTGAGCAGAAATCAGGCAGTCAACTGTCCATGTTCAAACTCAACGGTCCAACCTACCAAGATGGTCTGTATGACATCAACGATACTGTCATTAACAAAGCAGTGTTTAGAAAGGGTAAAGGCGGATGCGTAAAAGTATTTGCGAAACTTGAAGAAAACCCTTTACTTTTCCCCTAAAGTTTAGTATAATGGTTGTCTAAATTATGAAGGATTTTTTATATTATGGCAATGACACGCACCCCGCAAATCAAGGAAGTTTCTAGTTTTGACGATTGTGATTATGAGATAGAAGAACTATTATCTACAATTTCTGCTAAGACCAAAGGATATGTTTATGGTTGGTATGACTTTGTAACTGGCAAGCGTTATATCGGATTTCGTAAGAGCGCAGATGTTGATGATGGATATATTTTCTCTTCTAAAAATCCAGAACTTCAACGAGCATGGTCATTAGGTCATCTTCGTAGAACAATTCTTTATTTTGGTTCTGCCAGAATTGCTATTATCCTTGAGCGGTATCTACTAAAATCTGCTGATGCTCGTCGTAATGATATGTGGTATAACTCCAGTAATGGTGGTGGTGGTGATGGAGGTATTTTAGATATGTCCATAATTACTGTCGAACATTCTAAGGTTGGTATCGATTGGATCAATGGTATTGAACCTGCACCGAAACCTGTTGATGTTTTTGCTCTTGCTAATACAAAACTTGCTAAGAAAATTCTCAAGTTGGTTAAGAACGGTTATTATACGACAATTGAAGAACCCATTACCGTAATTGCAGAATTTGGACACAATCAGGTTCGTGCAGAATTGTATGATCCTGCACATGTTGATGAAATTGCAACCCAGATGCGGTCTGATCCTGCTGAGGCGAGAAAACATGTTCAACCGATTGTTGTTGTCGTATATCCAGACGGAACAAAATTAATTATTGATGGGAACCATACTTCTCGTGCGGCGCTTGATGCAGGTTGGATTAGCGCACCCGTCATCTATATCAATAGCAGTGATTTTGATGACGATGATTGCACAATCGATTATTACGGAAACCTAGCAAATCATAAACCATTTAAGAAGAAGGGGAATACACCTGCTGACTGCCAGCGTGCAATCATCCAGAGTTATGCGAAGAAACTCAAGGATCTTGACGACGATAAATTTACTTTACTGCAGAGCGATAAGTTTAAGTTAAGCGTAACGCATCAATTCGATCCTGTTTGGACACGGGCAGTCATTTCATCTAATTTGAAGAAGGCGATTGAGCGAATTAAAACTGATCAGGCAATTGCTGAGATGAATTACCAGATATACTCTAAAACTGATCTAACTCACATTCAAAAAGAAATTGACTTGAAGTATCCTAATCATGCCAGTATTACAGTAACCTCTGGTGCGATTTATAATGCTGGTGTTGGTGGTGTTCTAAATAAGATGGGACAGGCGGATATCTGGGATGGTGTAATCATTACGCATCACGCTGGATTAACAGATTATGAGAATTGGGATACATATTTTAAAAAACTAACTGCATCAGTTAAAAGAATGAATCCTAGATGTAATCTTAAAATTATTCTTTTAGATTCATTTACCAAAAACATGATGACAGAAATTGATATGGAAATTCCAGCATACGACGAGTGCAATACCATTACTCCAATATATGATGATGGTAAGATTACGCACTATTACGATAAAAAAACCGACTCGTATCATGACGAGGAAACTGGTGAGTGGATTGCTGCAGAAGATTATGTTGAATGAATAATCGCGAATTGTTCATTCGCTGGTATGCTTGGTCTGTTAGTCACAAGGATTGCGATCCTTCGGTCTGGCAGACCAACTACCTCAATAAGCGATATGAACACAATGACGAAGAACGTATTTGGTTGTGCTGGTTATACGGTAACACCTATTACCTTCCAACATCTTGGGTGCTCAAGAATGAGTTCCCAGACTACGAACTTGCGACTGTAGACCGTATTACATGGTGGAATAACGAAAACTATAAAAGACTTCGTTATCAAACAGATACGAAATACAATAAAGGGCATTTGCCTTCTATGTTCGAGTCGTATCAGAAGTTTATGGGCAAGAAATCGCAGCGTGAAGTTCTAGAATCTCACTACGGCGATAATGAACAGCAAAACTTCGATAATCTTTGGAAGGTTATCAATACCAATTATCACAAGTTCGGTCGTTATACGACTTGGTTCTATATGCAGCATCTAAAGCATACTGCAGGAATTAAGATTGAACCTACCAGTCTAATGCTGAATGACTATTCAGGTAGCAAGTCGCACCGCAATGGTCTCTGTTATGCTCTTAATAAGGAAGAATGGATTAATGGTAAACTCACCCCGAAAGAATACCAGTGGTTGGAAGCTGAGTCTCAGTCGATTCTGGATGAATTGCGTCATCGGTATCCAACTCTTGCACCACAGTTCGACGCATTTACTATGGAAACCTGTCTTTGCTCGTTCAAGAAAATCTTCCGAGAAAGGTCGTCGCGATATCTAGGTTTTTATCTAGATCGTCAAGCAGACGAGATCAATAAGGTAGCAGCAGACGGTTGGTATGGTATTGAGTGGAATGTTTTATGGCAATCTCGCGAAGAAACACTTGACTCTCGACTGCTTTCGCGATATGGTGTTAATAAGGACAAGTGTGGTGAATACGTTCGATCTGGAACACTAGATAGAATGAATTGGATGTTCGATGTTGAACAGAAATCAGTTGGATTAGAGGATTTATTTGGATGAAAGTAATTGCAATTTTCGGTGAACCTGGAAGCGGTAAGTCTACCCTTATGAAGCGTTTGCTAGACGAGGTTGGCATTTCCCGTGAAGTGAAGACTGATGTAAAGTTGGTTCCCTATCATAACAAGGACAACATTTACGTTCTGGGTAAGTATGAAGAAGGTGAAGTCTTCGGTGGCACTGACAAGATGTCGATGGCAGTTCAACCAGAGGCAGTGAAGTTTCTTGCATCTCGCGCTGCTACAGATATTGTTCTTTTCGAGGGCGATCGTCTTTGCACAGGTTCATTCCTAGAGGAATGTGTCGATAAGTATGACACCAGTATCGTTTATCTACAAACCACGAAGGAAACTCGAAATGTTCGCTACGCAGAACGTGGTAGTAACCAAGACGAGACTTGGTTGAAGGGTCGCGAAAGTAAAATCAATAACATTCGTTCCAACTTCGTTCTTCAGATGGAAATGACCGAGTTTCTTAATGAATCTTTTGATGATCAGCAAAAAATCATTGACTTTATCAAAAAAATGCTTTATACTGGTTAAATGATATTAGAAAAACACGACGCAGAATACATCGCAAAACGATTCGTTGACTACATGTCAAATTATGGTCGTATTGACGACCACATGCGCATGAAAAAACTGGAGCGGTTAAAAACCCTTCCACACTCTCTTCCAGGGTTTGAACCCGAGAACAATTTGTTCTCCGACTTTAATATGCACCCTGAAGACATGGATCTTGAGATCTATGAACCTTCCCCGAGCGAATTCTCGACAATGGTAGAAATCACTTCTTCCTTTTGTAATGAAAATTCGTTCGGGAAGGAAATCAAGTTTATCGTAAGAGAAAAGAATACGGGTAAGCACGTAGGATTCTGTCGCGTCGCCAGTCCCTTTATCAATTCACGTCCACGCAATGAATGGTTCGGGCAAGTTCCCGATCTAAAATCGTTCAACAAGCATGCGGTGATGGGTTTCATCATTGTTCCTGCTCAACCGTTCGGATTTAATTATCTGGGTGGTAAACTTCTTGCACTTCTTTGCACCTCGCACGAGTTTCGCGAGATGTTTAACAAGAAGTATAACATGGACACTTGTCTATTTGAAACCACTTCATTATATGGCAGCATCAAGCAAGCATCTCAGTATGATGGACTAAAACCGTTCATTCGTTATACAGGCGACACTCTTAGTAATTTTGTTCTCTCTTTCTCAGACGATTTCTGGGATGAGACCATGGAATGGTTCTACGAGAAAAACGGCGGAGCGCCATTGTTTGGTCGCGACGGTGTAGCATCATATAAGATGAAGATGCAGAATAAGATGAATAGCATCATCAGTAAATCCCTGAAAGAACATGACTCCGAATACTATTCTGTATTCTGCGATGCTCTCAAACTAAATAAAGACATTACTACTAAGAAACGTTTCTATATTTCAACATACGGGTATGAAAATTCCAAAGAAGTTATTCTCGGTAAGCAGGATAAGTTAATTCCTGGACAAAACTTTGATAAACATTATATGGATAATATTATTTCGTGGTGGAAGCGTAAGGCAACGTCTAGATATGATAATCTGGTTGCAGAAGGTCGTTTACGACGCGACTTAGAGGTTTGGAATGCTGACTCAATTGGAAAAATTGACATTATAAGATAACTTCTTATAAATAATCGTATGACATACGATGCTATATTTAAATTGATCGGAGATGTGGGATTCCCAATCGCAGGTGCTTTACTTGCGGGTGTCTTCGTATATTTTGTTATCAACTACATTCTCGAGAGCGTTGTTAAAGCACTCAAGGGAATGCAGGGTATTATTATGGGACTCGACAACCGAGTCAAGACAATGAACCATGATATTATTCGCGTTGATGCAGTTGTTAGTTCCGCCTTGGGTCTTAAACCAGATCTAGACAGAATCGCACGAGCAGACGGGAAGAACGATGCTCGGAAAGATTAATGGATCCATCAATTGTAGCAGAACTAGTTAAACAATATGGATTCCCAATCGTCGCATCTGTCGGTATGGGATATTTTGTTTGGTTCATTTATAAGTTCGTAACTGATAAATTGATGCCGTTGATTGGTGAGACAAACGTAATTTTGATTGCGTTGATTGATCGTGTTCGTATGCTCGACAACGATTTGATTAGATTAAACCAGAAGGTGAGTGTAGTTTTGCAAATAAAAGAGGATCACAGTAATGACACTAAATCTAAAGATTGAGATCCTTAAAGTATTTTCCTTTGATTTAAATTTTTCTTCTGACAACAAAAACAAAAAGGAAGAGAAAGATGCTAAAACGAGCGACGATGCTCCTGGCACTACTAAGTCTAAGTAGTCCAGTATACGCAGATCCTATTGTCCAACAATTTAAATCACCTTCCTTTACTGGTTATGGGTGGTCTTCACACGTGCAATCAATCGACTCGCAAGAGCGTTCGCGTGAACAGGCAATTAAAGATGCTGAGGCAGCAAAGGCAGCACTAGCAAGAGCAGAGGCATCTAATACGCCACTCGCTAAATTCATGGCGCTGTTTACCTCTCAGGTATATGCCCAACTTGCTACGCAACTTTCGAACAATCTGTTCGCAGAAGGTGGAAATGCCAGTGCAGGGACATTCAACCTCGACGGTAACTCCGTAAGTTACGTCAAGACTGGAACCGAAGTTAGACTGACAGTTGTTGATAAGAATGGTAACACTACGGTTGTTGTCGTTCCTATTGCTACATTCGCATTCTAAGGAGACGTTATGAAAAAGTTAATTCTCCTTCCGCTTTTGCTCGTCCTTTCTGGTTGTGTTGGCGCACTTCATCCTACTGCCAACCAATCATATCTGTTCAGAGATGACGCAGAAGTCAAACGTTTTGCTAATCCAAAGTTGTTCAAGGATCTTCCTGAGTTAGACGGACAACCAATTCCTATCGCATTATATTCGTTCACCGATAGAACTGGTCAACGTAAACCATCTTCAACTCTTGCAAGTTTCTCGACTGCGGTAACTCAGGGTGCAGACGCATATCTGATTAAGACTCTACAAGACACAGGTAATGGTAAGTGGTTTATTCCTGTTGAGCGTGTTGGTATCGATTCGCTGATTAAAGAACGTCAACTTGTTCGCCAGATGCGCGAACAGATTTCTGGAGAAGGTGCTGAACCTCTTCCACCGCTAAAGGTTGCAGGTATCATCATAGAAGGTGGTATCATTGATTATAACTCGAATATTAAAACTGGTGGTACTGGTGCTAGATTCCTTGGCGTCGGTCCATACCAGCAATACACACAAGACCAAGTTACAGTTAGTCTTCGCCTAGTTTCTGTCCAAACTGGTGAAGTCCTCAATTCGGTTACTGTAGAGAAAACTGTTCTCTCTACTTCCGAGGGGGTAACTGCTTTCACATTCTTCGATATGGCGACTAAAGCGTTTGAATTTGATGGACAACAAACAAGTAATGAAGCAGGTAGTTATGCGATCCGTTCAGCCATAGAAACGGCCGTTGTTGAGTTGATCAAGGATGGTGAAACTAAGAATCTATGGAGATTCAAACAAAAGGAAACAACAAATGAAACTAAGTAAGTTTTTATTAGTTGGCGCTGCTCTTTGTTATGGAACATCTGTGATTGCACAAACCGTGCTGCCAACAGCACCAACTCCTCCAGCAATCGTAACAACTTCACCAAACGAAACAGAGGCGAATACTGTTGCAACAACAAATAAGGTATATATCGATCAAGAAGGGGGTAACGTAGATGTTAACATCGTTCAAACTGGTACTGCTAACGTTATCGGTTCTACTCTTGATCCTATTTACCTACGTGGTGATAACCAGAGCGTTATCGCAATACAGACAGGCAATGGAAACCAACTTTATATGGGTGTCGTATCCGATACAGGAGCCCAAGGAATCGCCGATGTAACAATTCGTCAAATTGGCGATTTGAACACTGCTACTATTCGTTGCGGAACTGAAGTTACTGACTCCTCATGTAATCAACTCGACATGAATGCCAAGTTCACTGGTAATAACAACTCGTTTGTTTTCCGTGGTTCGGGTGCTAATATCCGTAACTCTATGGATTTCAACGGTAACAATAACACAATCAACATGGATGCACTATCACCAAATGCGTCACAAACTATTCTGGTGACAGGCAACTATAATGACTTTGATGTTACACAAACCGATCTCGGTGGAACATTCGGTCACTCACTATATGTAAATCTGACAGGTTCGCTAAACACTGTAACAACACAACAGTATGGTGCATCTGAAACTGTGATCAATATTAATAGTGTGGGATCAAATGGCACGTTTAATATCAAAACTGGTCACTAATCTTCTACTGATATTTCTGTTATCGACTCCTGCCTTTGCGGATATTGGGTCGATAACAGATTTCAGAGGAGGCGGTGCTATTAAGCGTGGCGCCAAGACTACAGTTGCATCTAAGGGTGCACGAGTTCAAAAGATGGACACTGTTTCAACAAACAGTCAAGGCAGATTTAGGATTACATTTAATGACTCGACTACGGTTAATATTACAGAAAACTCGCGACTTCTTGTGGACGACTTTGTGTATGATGGGGGAGGGAAGACGAAGGGCAAACTTGGACTTCGGGTCGCACTTGGCACCGTCAGATACGCATCAGGTAAAGTCGCGAAAACAAACCCACGAGGCGTAAACATTCGCACACCGACTGCTACTATCGCAGTTCGTGGCACAGACTTCGTTATGTCGGTTGATGAAGCAGGTCGTTCTACGGTCGTGCTGGTTCCCGAATGTTATAACGAATTAGACATCACAAAACAAACTGCTCAATGTCCGACGGGTATGATTGAAGTTATTACTGCATCTGGTGTAGTTACGTTGAACCAACCATTCCAAGCAACAGTCGTAGAAAATAACTTTGCTCCTCCTGCTCCACCAGTAGTCATCAATCCTTTGATTAAGACATTAGACAACAATGTTCAAATTGTTCCGTTGGAAACAGATGATGGTCAGAGTTTACTACAACTTGCCAGAGATAGTTTAAAGAAATTCACTAACCCAGCAAAAGCAGCATCGGATGACAATAAGGATCCCGATGCAGGTACGAATGATAATACAGAACAAGTTGCTGTGTCGATGCGTCGAGCAGCAACACCACAAGAACTACTAGAAGTTTTTGCTGAATATAATGAAGGTAGTATTCCAGCAGAAACCGTCTATACTAATGTATCACCAACATTCAAGAAGAACGTTCAGGTCGGTTGGGTATATACTCGACTGTCAGAAGACAGACAACAGGCAGTTACTATCTGGTTGGAGAAAGGTAACGAAGCGCAAGTTGTATCTGTTCAAAATGGTTTGATAGATGTTTACAACTTTGTAGACGATAAGTGGACAACATCGGGAACTGGTAGACCACAAGGTAATATAACTGTGATGCAAGAAACAGGTGCAAGATGAAAAAACTAATTGCTCTATTTTTACTATTCTTTACGATACCAGCGTTCGCACAGGTAACGAACTACGGTTTCGAAAATGGTAACTATACTGGTTGGACTGTTAGTAACGGTTCAACTGCCACAAGAACTTCGTGGAGTGATAGTGGTTCTGGTGTTCAAGTAACAACTGGTATGACTAACTATTGTCCAGGTGGCGGTAAGTGCTGGACAGTAACTCCGTATGGATCTTACATGGTATCGCTACAGGCAGGAAATGGTTCTCCTGGATTTGATGGCGCCATGACTACTTTGGGGTTGTCAGGTTCTACAATTACATCAATTAGAAATACTATTTACTCTAATGGTAGCATGTATCCTACCAATGCGACTTCTATTAGTAGAACAGTGTTTCTTCAAGCAGGTACAACATACACTTATGCTTGGCAGTATGTCTCAACCGATTATGTTCCATACAATGATGGATCGATGATCACTGTTACTGGTGGTAATGGTACTCCGACAATCAACGGGCAAACTCAAAACTTCGCGCTTCTGGGATTCACCAATCAAGGAACTGGAAATTATTCTGTGGGATCTTACGGTGCCACTGGTTGGCAAGTCGCAGTCTTCACAGTTCCTGCTGACGGAAACTATCTTCTGGGATTTGCCTCATTCAATCTAGGCGATACTGCATTGTCGCCAATTCTTTTCATTGATCAGATGCAAGGAACAACTTCACTGAATGGAACAGCATTTACTCCAGTTCAACCGAATGCTGGTTCTTCTGCGCCACCACCTCCTCCACCTGCTCCTCCTACTCCAACATATCCTCTCGCTTCTATCAGCGCGAACCAATCATTGAAGATTAATCAAACAAATGCGATTACACAAAACTCTATCTACATCAATGTAACTGGTTCTAGTAATTCTGTTTACGTTGAACAGTTCTCGAAGCAGAATCAAATTCGTGGTGTGAATGGCGCACAAGCAATGACGATTAACGGCAACAGCAACAGCGTAACTATTAATCAGGGAACAGCGACAACTCCAATTGGTAAGAACTTAGCAGAAGTTTCCGTTACAGGTAATAACAACGTAGTGTCGTTGACGCAACAACAAGGCAGTAAATACGCCGAGATTATTACCAATGGACTTGGCAATCAAATCTCAGCGCAACAAAAAGATGCTGGAGGAAAATCGTTGTTTATCAATGCTTTAGGAAACTCTAATAATATCAGTACCTTGCAACAAGGGACTGGTAACCATTTTCTGGATATCAGCGCACCGTTTGGTGGCGCTACTGCATCTGTTACTCAATTAGGTGCTTCTGCAAAGCAATTTCAACTTTTACTAAATAGTCCTGGAATTGGTGTAACTGTCACGCAAAATAACTTGACCACTGCCGACTCTGCGAAAATGGAAATAACATGCACGACTGGACCATGTAATGGATACTCTTATACAAAAAACTAAAAAAGTTCTACTCTCGCCTTGGTTGGCACTGATTACTTTTGCGGTATTGTTAACAGTAAAACTAGCAAACCCATACTTGGTTGAATCCACAAGATTGAAGTTTTATGATTATTTGATGCTCGGTTCGCCGACACAATCCGAACAAATTGTAACTGTTAATATTGGGGAGAAAGCAATTGAAAAATATGGACAGTGGCCTTTCCCTCGCGAAGTCCACGCTAAAATTATTGGCGATATTTATGGCAGAGGGGCTACTCTTGTTGGTAGCACTATACTTATGCCTGAGTCTGATCGGATGGGGACTGATCGAGTTCTTGCGGATACCTTAAATCAGTATCCAGTTGTTCTTAGTCAGACGGTAAGTGACTCTTGTTCACGGGCAAGTGCGACAATTCGGAGAACAGGCGTTGCCGTAGTCGGCGATGGAGAACCAACTGAATTTCTTCCTCAATATCCATGCGTTCTAAGTAATATCTCAGTTCTTCAAGAAGCCGCTGTCGGTGTTGGGATAACATCGACTTTACCCGAAACAGATGGGGTCGTAAGGCGAGTTCCTCTTCTAGCGCAATCATCTGGCGAATACTATCCCGCATTTGCTCTAGAGATGCTGCGTGTTGCTGCTGGAGATCCGTCATATCAAGCGAAGATAAATCAGACGGGAGTTGAGGCATTACGAATTCCTTCTTTTGAAACCATTAAGACAGACGAATATGGAAGAACGTTCATCAATCCCAATTACGTATTTCCATCTGTTGAATTAGGTTCTGATATTCCTCGTCTTGATGGGAAAATTGTAATTCTTGGCGTAACTGCTGCTGGAATTGCGAACCCTGTAGCGACTCCATCAGGTGCGCAACATCCCCACGTCCTTCAGGCGAGTATTCTTGAAACTCTGATAAATGGAGACTCTGTGTCGATTCCTGTTTGGAGTCAACTTGCGGATCTTGCTGCTTTTCTTTGTCTTGCTCTGGCATTGATCATTCTTTCTCGTTTTAAATTCTCTATAATTTATATTGCTGCGATTCTCGGTGGATATTTCTATCTGCCTGTGTATCTGTTCGCAAGCAAAGGTATTCTGTTCGATGTAACATTTAACATATTTGCTATTGCTCTTATCTATATTCACATCTTTACTGCAAAGTATATTTCTGAATATCTACAGAAGCAGCAAATTAAGAAACAGTTCGGAACCTATCTGTCACCAGATCTCGTTGCTCAGTTACAAAGACAACCAGAACTTCTGACACTTGGTGGTGACTCTCGAGAACTGTCGATCATGTTCACAGACGTTCGCGGTTTTACTACAATCTCCGAACACTATGGCGAAGATGTTCAAGGTCTTACTAAGATTATGAACCGCTATATGACAGTGATGACAAGAGCAATCCTTGAGAACAAGGGTACACTAGATAAGTATATTGGTGATGCTCAGATGGCATTCTGGAATGCACCGTTAGATAATAACAAACATGCTTTAGATGCGGTTCAAACTGCCTTTCAAATGCTCAAAGATTTGGAGACTTTCAATGAAGAAGTTAAAAGCGAAGGCATTCCCGCTTTCGGTATGGGTCTTGGCATTAACACTGCCACTGTGGTTGTTGGTAATATGGGCAGCGACCAGCGTTTTGATTATACTTGCTTGGGCGATGGGGTTAATTTGGCTGCTCGCCTCGAAGGTCAGTCCAAACCTTATGGCGTCAAACTCGTCCTCGGACCGCAAACTGCCGAATTGGTTGGGGATGTATACCAAGTAGTAGAACTTGACCTGATCGCAGTTAAAGGTAAGACAGAACCTGCCAGAATATATACGGCATTTCCGTTCTTTGATGCAGCAGGGCATCTCCAACATGATAAGTTCTTGCAACTGTATCGCGAAGGTAAATGGGAAGTTGCTAAAAAGTTTGCCAGCGACTTAAAGAAGTGCTGGCAAGGAGAG